CTTCCCCCGCGGGAGAAGATCCGGAGGCTGAAGGAGCGGGGGAAGCTCCAGGAGTCCGGTCCGCGGAAGGTGGAACCCCTCCGCGGGAAGGGGAAGAGCACTCCGGAGAAGCCCTCCCGCGCGCCGGATAAGGCGGAGAAGAAGAAACCCCAGGGCTGACCTCTCTCCCCGTGATCTACGTCAACCTGAGCGACGGGACCGCCCTCTCCCTGGATCTCCGGACCCGGGAGGGGCGCGGGCGCTGGGAGACCCTCTTCGCGAATCCGGAGTTTCACGCCTCCGTGAGAGGGGTCTCCCTGGCGTACAACGGGACCCGAGTGGACCTCCCCCTCCCGCGGAGATTTTCATCCGTTCGCTACTCCGCGGAACTCATCTCGGACCGGGAGGGGAGCCCGGTAGCGGAGGAGATCTCCGCGGAGGCCGGGGACGTCTACCTCTCCGTGAGGATATTCTACGGGGAGGTGGGGCGTCTCCGGGTGGACTTGGATAGGCGTGGGAAGCGGCGCTTCAATCCGTCATAACGGTTCAAATTAAGTTAGCTACACCGCTAGGCTTCCCCTATGCCGTTCTCTCGGATCAGGCAGGACGAGGTACACACGCGGGGATCTCAGATAGACGACGCTCGGGACCCGGTGGATCACGACGCGAACGCGCAGACCCTCCAAGACACGCTGGACTTCGCCCTGAGTCAGATCCGAGAGATCACCGGGGAGTCCAAGTGGTTCTCCCCGGTGAGCAAGAGCCTGAAGGACGTCGAAGCGGGTCTCCCCAGCAAGTCCGGAGTCCTCATCCCGGGGAACTTCTCCGGGAACCCGAAGCGGGCGACCGTAACCTTCTCCGCTCCCTTTGGGGGGACGAACTACGCCGTGACCCTGACGGTGGAGGCAATTAACGGCAAGAGTTTTGTGGCGACGATGGAGACTAAGACCGCCGCGGGCTTCGACGTGAACCTTGGAGTGAACAACATAGCCAACGTCGTAGAGGTTGGCTGGCACGCAATAGAGAACGGAGAGACGTGATGGGCTTTCGCATCTACGCCATTGAGTTCGACGAGTTGACCGCGGATCCGGGGAGTCCCGTCGAGGGGCAAATTTGGTATCACACCACCGAGAAGAAGCTGAAGCTCTACCGGAACGGGGTTACGGACACGCTCGTGGACAACGTGACGTTCACCGCGCACTCCAACTCGACTGCGAACCCGCACACGACCACGTTGGAGCAGGCGAGGACCGCCGGGAACCAGCTCTCCGGGGACGTGGACCTGAACGGGAACGACCTCCTGAACGTGGGCGCGGTCGGGGCCGGGAACAACGCCGCCTCACAGGCGTGGACCACGGAGCAGATCAACAACAAGCTGAAGGGCCTCGACTGGCAGAACTCCGTCCTGGACAAGGATCTGGCCACGCCGCCGGGGGTTCCCTCTCTGGGTGACCGCTACATTGTGGCGGCGGTAGCCACCGGGGACTGGACCGGGAAGGAGGACCAGATCGCGGAGTGGGACGGCTCCGCGTGGGTTTTCACCGTTCCTAACGAGGGCTTCGCCTGCAAAATCGAAGACGAGAATATCTACTACTTCTACAACGGGTCCTCCTGGGGGAGCTTTGGGAACGCGGTCCAACACTCCGCGCTGATCGGTCTCGGGAACGACGATCACGCCCAATACCTCTTGGTCTCCGGAGCCCGCGCGATGACCGGGGACCTGAACATGGGGGGGAACTCCGTTTCGAACGTGAATCTCGTGGACGGGGTGGACGTGAGCGCGCACGCCGGAAGGCACGAGAGGGCCGGCGCAGACGAGATCGACGGGGATCACCTCGACATCGACTACACTCCAACGAACTACACGCCGGACACAACGCCTCCGGAAGCGGCGAACGTGGACGACTTGGCCGCGCACCTGGCCGGGATTGACAACGCTCTGGCGGCTCAGGCGCTGGACCAGAAGGCCGGTAGGATAGCGGGAGGAACCTTTGCGGGGAATCCGAAGAAGGCCACGGTGACCTTCTCTACTGCCTTCGGGGACGCGGACTACGCGGTGGTGCTGACCGCGGTGGCGCAGAACAATAAGACGTTCGCTCCCGCGGTGGAATCCCAGGTGGCGGGGTCCTTCGTCGTAAACATGGGGAGCAACAACGTGACGGACCTCCTCTACCTGAACTGGATCGCGATGAAGAGCGGGGAGAGCAGCTAACGTGGCTCTGCGCGTAGATAGCGTCAACATGAACGAGGTGACGACGGATCCCGCGTCTCCGGAGAACGGAGACGTGTGGCTCAACTCCGCGGCCGGGGTGATCCGCGCTCGCGTCGGGGGATTGACGAAGGCGGTCAACTCGAAGACACTGGAGCTTTCGTTCTGGAGCGAGCTGTCTCCGTGGATAGAGATAGCAAGTATTTCCCCCGTAGTCGTGGCGCGCTTTGTCTTCCACGGTTCAGACTTCATGGGGCCTATCTGCGCGATCATGGCGCTGATTGAGAACGACTCCGGCGCTACGACGCAGGTGGGGATTTACGACCTGACGAACGCGAATCAGATCTGCCAGGCAAGCAGCGCCGCGAACGTTCCTACGATTCTGGACCTCGGTACGCCGAGCAACGTGCCGACGGGGGAGTCGATCTTCGAGGTGCAGGTTGCCAGGACCGCGGGCCTCGGCGGAAACAAGGCCAAGATTGGATCTCTGAGCGTGTGTTTCTAGGCTAGGAGTTATCGATGGGTAACATCTGCAAGTGGCGCGTGAGGTGTGAGACGGACTCGAAGTTCGTCTACGCGTGGAGTGCTGAGAAGCCGACGGAGTGTCCGGAAGACGCTGCGCACTCCATCGACTCGAACGCAACCGTCGCGGTGAAACTGCGGCAGAAGTTGAACGTGATCACAGATCCCTCGATGGAGGCTGTGCTTCCTGGCGCAGCGATCGTGGTCGCAAACGGGCGACCGGCGCTTGAGGTGCAGGCTGGAGATACTGGCTGGGGCGCAATTCAGGCGCGCTGGCCGCATCCGAACCTGAACGTCGCCAAGCTGTGCGTTTGCCTGAAGTTCATCCTCAAAGCCACGGGAACGGGTACGGTTGCGCGGATTGCGGCGAGAGCAAAAGCGGAGGGAGCGGGGGACGACTCCTCAGCGGATTGGGCGGACACGCAGTATCTCGACGTGCCTGTTTCCCACACCACGTTGGGGGAGGTTTTCGAGGGTACAGTGCAACTCGACGCGTCAGATTTCGACGAGGACGACGCTTTGGCTCTGCAGATTGGGCGGGACGGTTCACACGTAAACGACACGCTGGATCAGGCGCTCCAAATAATTGGGGTGAAAGCGGAGGCCTTCTGATGCCAGGAAACGAGACCGTAATCAAGAGCCCGCGAGCTTTCCTTCCGACCTCTTGGTTCGCCGTGAACCTCACGGCTGGGGAGACTACCGGCGTCGAGATGAGTATGACCGGGCTCCCGTTCACCGCGATTCCGCTACCGAGTCAGTGCTCCCTCGTAGCGGTGGGGATAGTCCTCAGCGCGCCGGTAACCGTCGGACTGATCCGTTTCGAACTGACGAAGAACGGGGTCGGGACCGGGAAGACGGTGGACGTGAATTCTACGACCGGCGTAAAGCGGATTTGGGAATTCAAACCCGGGGAGCTGGTTGGAGATAAAGGGGACGAGATTGGCGTGAAGTGGGGTAGCAGCGGATCCTTGCTTCCGAGTGGCAGCATCGACGCAGTTGTTTTCCTGGAAGTGCAGGACGCGTAGGTGGAGAAGTTTGTCCAAGCGGTGGGGGTGATTGACGGGGTGAATCGAGATTTCTCCACTCAGACCCCCTACGTTTCACTCACGTTGCGGGTTCTCCGGAACGGGTTGGTGGTGAAACGGGAGTTGGAGGACGGGTTCCTGGAGATCTCCTCTAGCGAGTTCCAGATGAAGCGGGCTCCGGTTCTCGGGGACACTCTCTTCACCTTCTACGAGGAGGCCTGATGAGCGGTAGGATCGACGAGGCGGTAGGGGTGATCGATGGATCGAACTTAGATTTCTCCACTCCTGATCCCTACGTGGCGGGGACATTAGTTGTCTTCCTCAACGGTCGTCAACTAACGGCGGCTCGAGATAACGGGTGGGTCGAAGTTGACCCGGACGCCGGGACCTTCCGGATGAAGATCCCCCCAAAAGCGGCGCTCCCCGGGGTGGTGGAGGACGGAGGAGACACGCTCTTCGCCTACTACAGGACGGAGGAGAGCGTGGGTGGGGCGGACGGCGGGGTTCCCCTGATGACCGGCGCGGAATTGGTTAGACCTATAGCGGCGGGGGCGGTAGAGTTGAGACCCGAGATGATCAGCGCGGAGGAGGAGTAGACATGAGCGTAATTAAAGTATCCTTCACCGTGGCGAAGTTGAGCAACGTCCTCAGTCTTTTCGACGTGGTCAAGGTCTACCGCTCCACCACTGGGGTGGGGGGACCGTACTCTGAGATCACCACTCCGGCGACCCGGATCCCGCTGCTGGCGGGGCAGTCCGTCTACGTCTACGACGACGTGGCGGGGGATCCGGCCTACTACTACAAGACGAGCTACTACAACTCCGTCAACTTCCTGGAGAGTTCCCTCTCCGAGGCGATCCTGGGGAGTGCCTCCAACTATTACGTCTCGGTGGATGAGATCCGGGCGGAGGGGGTCCTGGTGTCGGTGGCGGACGACGCCCGGGTACTGAGCCTGATTAAGACCTGGCAGGCGTTCATCGAGCGGGTGACTCGGCAGTGGTTCGTTCCCCGGGCCGGAACCTGGGAGGTGGACGGGAGCGGCTCCACTCTGATGCAGCTCCCGGTTCCCATAGTCTCCGTCACCGCCCTCTACGTCAACTCCGATTTCGAGACCGCGCTTCCCGCGGACGAGTACGAGGTTTACAACGGGCGGGGGGAGGACGGGGGACGGGACGACCGGAAGAACCCGCGGATCAAGTTGGTCACTGGGGAGACCTCAATCTTCACCGGGACGGGACCTCTCCGGAACCGGCAGGTGGTCTTCGAGATCGGGGAGAAGAACCACCGGATCGTGGGGTCCTTCGGCTACGTGGAGGCGGACGGGACTACGCCGGAGCCCATCAAGTACGCGCTTCGAAAGCTGGTGGTTCGCTCCTCCACCCCAATGGCGGGTGTCAACGGAGGAGGAGCGGGTCCGGCGGGGCCGGTAATCGAGGAGGAGACGGATAGACACCGGAAGCGCTGGGCGGATCCCCTCGTGGGTTCCAAGGCGTTCTCCACCACGGGGGACCTGGAGTTGGACCAGATCCTGGCGCTCTACAAGTCCCCCTTCTCTATCAAGGCCCCGCGGACGATGTGGAGGCGACTCACCGGAGGGGCGGTACTCTGATGCTCCCCAATCTAATTCACCCAATCCCAATCAAGATCCAGCGGGTGAACCCCGGGGTAACGGTGATAGACCCGGTGGCGCGGGAGCCGGTCCGGCAGCTCTGGAAGGCGGGGCAGGGTCCGGGGACCGGAACGGTCACGGAGTTGGTGGCTCAGGTCAACTGGAACCAAGGGCACGTGGCGAAGCCGAAGTTCCACCCGGGGGGTCCGGAGGAGGAGAGCATGGGTTACATCCTCTTCCGGGTCTTCGACTTACTGACAGCGGGAGTAGCCACGGACAACGGGGACGGGACCGTGGAGGTCGGGATCGTTCGCGGGGACCGGATAGTCCAGATCGGGATCCGTCAGACGAACCTCTACGTTCTCTTCTTCCGGGACGTGGCGGGGTACCCGGACCAGGGAGGGACAACCCTCCTGGAGGCGGACTTCTCCGACCGTCAACCGAGTTCGGTTCCGGGGTAGCGCGGTGGGCTTCAAGCTGAGGTTCAACCGGGGGTGGGGGAAGTTCATCTCCTACTTCTCGGAGCGGCGGAGACGGGACCTCCTATACAGAGAAACTCAACGGAAAGTGAAGGAGCAGCTGGTCCTCCTCCGCCGGGACATTGTTCAGTACGTTCAAGACGAGCGGCACGGGGTGGAGAACTCCCCGTTAACCATCTTGACCAAGGGTAGCTCCAAGCCGCTGGTGGACCGGGGGGACCTCCGGCAGGGGATCAGCGAGGAGACGGCGGTCAAACCTCGGGGGGTGGACGGGGCGGTCGGGGTCCTCCGGAGCAAGCGGAGTTCGGACGGTCAGAAGCTCTGGAACGTGGCGGCGGCGCTCCACGAGGGGTACACGGTGAGGGTCACCCCTAAGGTTAGAGCGGCGGTCTTCGCGGAGATGCGGAAGCGCCGTGGGCGGAGGGTGGAGGTCCCTAGCAGTGGAGCGGCTGGTGCCTCAACTTGGAAAGTCAGGGGGAGACCGTTCATTCAAGTCCCGTTCGACGACGCGGAGGAACGCATTAAAATGGCCCTGGGGGACGGGGTCCGCCTTACGCTTATGAGGGAATGAGCTATGAGTCCCGCGTTATAACGGAGATCTGGTGGGAACCCGGGCAGGGGTTCGACCCGCGGACGGAGACCGTCTTCTCCGACGCCTCGAAGGTCCGTCTGGATCCGGCGGACTTCAAGCTGAAGCTGAAGCTCCAGTCAAATTCCCGCTACCCCGTAGACCCGAATCTCTCCGCGCGCTCCAAAACCTACAGACTCGCGGCGGTGAGGCAGCTCCTCATGCTGCAGTTGAACGCGGTCACCCCGGAGGATGAGGACGGAAACGCGGTCACCTCCGTGGGTCTCCGGCTTTACGACGGGACGGACGAGCGGTTCTGGGACGGGGGAGCCTGGTCTCCCGCGGGACCGGGGGACTGGAACACGGAGGCGGAGGTCAACCAGAACATCGCGGCGTTCGACGTCCTGACCTCCCGGGAGTTCGCGGTGGTCCTGAACCTCTCCACCTCGGACGATCGGTTCACGCCGGAGGTGGAGTCCGTCTTCGTTCTCTGGAGGGGTCCGGTGGATTGGACTCAGGATGTCCTCATAGACTCCCTGACCGCGACGGTACAGGAGGAGGCGGTTTATCCGGTGGACTTCGCGCTCCCGCCCCTGGAGGCGGACTCCTCCGTCCTGAACCTCTCCGCTTACCAGGTGGAGGCCAACCTCCAGGTCTCCGGCGCGGAGGCGGTCTTTGACTACGACTCCGACCCGAACCTCTTGAGCAACCTCTTCGCCTCCTACAACCCGGGGACCGGGGACGTAACTTTGAGTTCTCCTATATTGGCTGGAAACCGCCCTTATCTCAGGCTCTTGTGTAAAGCCAGCGTGGCGTGGGATACGAATCAGGACTTCCAGGAGGTGGGGAGACTCCCCCAGGTGGTGCTCCGGGACGCGGAGGCGATGACCTCATCTCCGTACCCGTCCAGATCCCGCTCCGCTATCTTGCGGAAGGATACGAATGAGGCGGTGGTAACCCCCGCCCCCTATCGGATGACGTACAACGTGACGATGGAAGTGAGAACGGACAGGAGCAGGGAGCAAGCGCGGGTGATGGACTCGCTGAGTACCCTCTTGTTTGCGGGACCCTCCTCTGAGGTCGGACCCTTTCTCCGGAGTCGCGCCACGGATCGAAGGTACCGCCTCTGGTTAACTCAGGAGTTCCGTGCGGAGGCCCCGGACCTGAAGATTGCGGACGTTCGTTCCTATCGTGCGGAGTTCCGACTCGTAGACGTTGCGCTGAATCTCAAACCGGCGGTGGATACCTTCGGGATCACCGCCTTCAAGGCAGGATTTTCCGCGGTATCCTCGCAGGCCGATGAAGCCGCTAAGTTGGCGAACGCTCCGGTGAAGCCCACCGAGGCGGAGGTCGTCGAGGTGAACTGAATCCCCAGAGGAGGAAGAGAATGACAGTTCGCAGATTCGGACCAGTACAGGGCGCTGGAGTGGCTTTGGAGGAAGAGCAGGGAGACCGCCAAATCATCCCCGCGCCGCTCGGGGTCACCCTCATGGTGGGGGAGTTTCCCAAGGGTCCGGTTGCCACTCCGGGGTTCCCCGCCGGGAAGATCGATTACAGGAAGCGTTACGGGAAGCGGAGGTTGGAGAACTCCGAAGCCCCGACCGCTGCTTTCGACTTCTACAAGCTGGGGCGTGGGACGGGGGAGTTGATCCCCTGGCGTGTGACCGCGGGGGACGAGGCGAAGGCTTGGATGTACCTCTACACCCGGCAGGGGAGCGCGGCGTCTCCTGCTTCCGGAAGGAAGATCCTGGGACGTCTCTTCGCCAAGAACGGTGGGATCTGGGGCGGGCAACGGGACGTCCACGTGGACGAGATCACCGGAGCCGGGGACCTGACGGAGACCTCCCTGGACACCGGGGACACGATGATCGAGAACGAGTGGGCGGGTGGGACCCTTCAGCTGAAGAAGGTCAGCACCAAGACCTACCGGATACTCGGGAATACCGCCGCCGGGGTAGTTCAGCTCGAGGCGGACCAGACGGTCCTCACTGACTGGAACGCCGGGGTCGGGACACCCGCGAACCGCTACGTCCTCTCCCGAGAGAACGTGGATCGCCTCGGGACGGACCAACACCTCGCGGTGGAGGTACGGGACGGGATCGAAAACCCCAGCACGGAGTTCGGGATCTACGTCTACGAGGACAACGCGCTGGTCAAGCGCTGGGAGAACCTGAACACAGATCCCACGAAGGCGAACTACTGGGAGAAGGTGATCAACGACGACAAGGGGAACTTCTGGGTGGAGGCGGAGGACGACTACGTGGGGGACAAGACGGTGGCGACGGTCCGTCCCGCCAACTTCTACGGGGTCTCCAAGACCCTGACCTCCTTGACTCTGACCCTCCCGGATCCGGACGTGACTATCGACTCCCCGGGGGCGGCGGATCCGACGGTGGCAATTGGTTCCCTCGGTTCCCTCGTCCTCTCCCAGGTGATCACCGGGACGGTGGAGAACGGCGGGGCGGACATCCGCTGGACCACTACCCTCGGTCCCCTGGAGGTGGTGCAGGCGGCTTTCACCGGGGTGGCGACGGACCTCGGGGAGGAACTCCTCTCCGTGACCGTGACCAACGGGGGAACCGCTCTCTCGGACGGGGACAAGATCGTCATCGACGTCAACGTCATGGTTCCGGACGAGGCGAAGGGTGGGAAGGTCTGGCCGGACAAGGTCAACGAGCCAAACCTCTCCTTCCCGATCGACAGCAACACCCGGACGAGCGTCTCAGTCCGGACCGGCGTGGACCTGACGGACGGCGGAAGCATCTCAGCCGGGGAGGAGTTCATGCTCCAGTACCGGCAGGAGTTCGGGGGCGGTCACAACGGATCCGCGGTCACGGACTCGGACTACCTGGCGGCGTTCGACGCGGTGACCTCCACCATCAACAAGCTCTTCGGGAAGAACAAGGGCCTGGTGAAGATGGCGGTCCCGGGGGTCACCTCCTCCGTAGTGGTGAAGGCGGGCTTGGAGTACGCCGCGGCGCGGAACTACCAGTTCGGTTACGAGATCCCGGCCTCCATCCTCGCGGAGGCGGAGGCGGTGGACCACGTCAACTCCACGATCGGTCGCTCGGACTACGGGTTCACCTACTTCCCGAGCTTCGGTTCGGTCCTGGACCCGGACGCAACTCCGGGGGCGACGGACGTCCCGCTGAAGCAGCAGACGCTCCTCGGGATGATCCTGGGGCGGCACGCCCTGACCGCCTACAACTTCGACGGGTATCACAAGGCCCCGGCGGACATCGAGACCACCCTCCCGGACGTCCTGGAGCTGACGACCGGGGACGAGGAGACGGCGGTCGCCCTGAACGAGGAGGTCCTGAACCCGCAGGGCTGCAACGTGGTGAAGTTCCGCCAGGGTGTGGTCATTGTCTTCGGGGATCGGACCACCTCCCCGACCGCGGAGTGGAAGTGGCTGCATCAGCGTTCCCAGATGAGCCACTACGAGAACCTCCTCCGGGAGAACTACGATTGGATCGTCTTCGCCATCAACGACCGGACCGCCTGGGAGCGGGTCGGTTCCTCGATCCGGGAGTACTTCTTCGCGGAGTGGGTGAAGGGCGCTCTTCGCGGGGAGACCTTCGAGAAGGCCTTCTCCCTGAAGATCGACGAGGAGAACAACACGGACGCGACGGCGGCGGCGGGGGACCTGAACGCGGAGATCCGCCTCAGACTCGCGGAGACCGTGGAGCGGTTCAAGATCGTGATCGGGAAGGCGGGCATCTTCGACAGCGTCGAGTAGGACTCGGCGGTTTTGTAACTCAACTAACCTTTTTCTAGGAGGACGTTATGAGCAGCGGAGTATCAAGGAACATCAGCGGGTCCTACGTGGGGACCGGTGTGGCGCAGAACATCGAACTCGACAAGGTGGGCTTCGAGCCCAAGCGGGTCCGGATCTACCGGATGGCGGCGGGCGCTTACGACGTCGCGGAGCACCTGAAGGGGATGGACGACGACTCCTTCCTCAAGACCAACGGCGCGGACGGCGTCCGCTCCCTGGTGGCGTCGGAGGGCGTGACCCTGCTGGATACCGGCTTCTCCGTGGGGACGGACGACTCGGTCAACAACGCGGGGGACACCTTCCGGTACTTCTGCGAGGAGTAAGCCCGGAGGATCTCGCGTAACCCGAACTGACCTCCGGTCAACCGGAGCTGGAAGGAGACGATTCCTATGAAGATGACCCTGTTGCCGGATCATATCCCGGTCAACGACTTCGAACTCATCGTTCCCGGTGGACCCCCCATCCTGAACTTCATCACGATGGACGGGTTCGAGAACGAGTTGGAGACCGTCGACCTCCCGGACCGGACAACCGCGAGCGGGGGGAACACGAAGCCAATTGAGTTTCCCGCCACGCACCCGAAGCATCACACCGCGGAGGACGTATTCCTCCACGCGTGGCATCAGCAGTCGGTTGCGGCTCTCCCGGGGTACAAGAAGGCCTGCACTCTGCTCATCCGTTCGGTCTCTGGGCTCAACGTCCGATCCTACAACCTGCTGGGGATGTACCCCTTCAAGTGGAAGATCGCGGACAAGGACAGTGAGAACGAGGGCGAGATGGACGTCACGGAGTGGACGTTCAAGGCGGACCTTCCCATCGCGCTCTAGCCGGAGGGCGCGGAAGCGCCGCCAACAGGCCGGGAACCACGGCACCTGGGGCGGGCGCGTACCCCCCGACTAGGTAAACCCTCACAAGGGCGAAGAGCCCACTTGGAGGAGTCAACTCAATGAGCAACGTAGAAGAGAAACTGGAACCCGGAGCGGACGCGGAGCGGCGCGTCCTGGACCCGATCCTAGGGGAGATCCCCCCGGACCTTTTGAAGCTGGACGCGGAGGAGGACGCGGAGGACGCGGAGAAGCTCCCCACTCTAGCGGAGGTGGGGAGGGTTCTTCCGATCGGGTTCGAGGACCAGAACGGGGAGCGCCACCGGGACTTTGAATTGGTGGAGTGGAACTGGGACCTGGAGGAGGCCCTCGGGGAACTGGCGGAGAACGAGTCAGAGATGCTCCTGAACCAGTACGTCTCGGAGCTGATCGGTCACGGGGTGAAGCGGATCGGGAGCGTGGACTTCTCCAAACTGAAGCGGAGTCAGCGCCGGACCCTGGTCCGGAACCTCTACTTCGCGGACGCCCTCTACCTCTACGTCTGGATCCGCATCGCCGCCCTGGGACACGGGCTCAAGTTCGAGCCCTTCAAGCACTGCCGGGGCAAGTACATCGAGCGCTACGTCGGGGACCTCCGGACCCTGGAGGTCCGGACGTTCGACGAGGGGGTTCCGACCCGGGAGGTGAAGCTGGAGCACGGGGTTCAGTACGCCGGGAAGCGGTTGACGGACTTCACGGTGGGGCCGATCCGCTGGGCGTTCATGGAGACGGACGACCCGGGACAGTTGACGAACCAGGCCAAGTACAAGAAGGCGGTCCTCCGTCAGGGAGTCGTGGGTTTGAAGGGCGCGCCGGAGGGTCCGGTCTACCTGACGCGGGAGCACCTCCGGAGTATGAAGCCGCGGGAGATCGACCGCCTCGTGGACGAGATCGACCAGTCCAACGGGGGTCTCGTGATGGAGGTCCGGGACAGATGCCCGCACTGCAAGAAGGAGTTTCGCCACCCGATCAACTGGAGACACGACGCTTTTTTCGCGCCGTCCTCCCACTGACCAGTAGGAACCAGCTCTGGGAGGAGGAGTTTGCGATAGTTCTCGGTTCGGAGGGGGCCTACTCCCCGGCGGACGTTCGGGAGATGACCCCGGAGAAGCGTATTTGGGTGCTACGGAGGATCGGGGACCTGGGGAAGAAGCGGAGGGAGGCGGCTAAGAAGAAGGGGTTCTAGAACCCCGGGAGGAGCGGTAGATGAAGAAGTTCGGGATCGCGGCGTACCTCTCCTTCGTGGACAAGGGAGCCACCGCGGCTATGGGCCGGGTAGGCCGTGCCGCGACCGTCCTCCAGAGTCGCTTTCGCGGGATAGGAACGGGGGTCTCCCAGGTCGGGACCGGGATGACCGGGTTGGCGATGACCCTGGCTCCCGCCGCCGCTGGACTCGGCCTAATGGCCAAGAAGGGGGCGGACTTCCAGCAGAGCGTGGCAAACCTCCGCGCCGTGACCCTGGACGTCACAAACAGCACCACCCCGGCGCTTCGGAGCCTGGCTAAGACGCTCGGGGCGACCACGGTCTTCTCCGCGACTCAGTCCGCGAACGCGATGACGGAGTTAGCGCGCGCCGGTCTGGACACCCAGCAGATCATGGGGGCGGTTCGGGGCACCCTGGACGCGGCAGCGGCGGAGGGGATCGACCTCGCGTCCGCGGCTCGGATGGTCTCCTCGAACATGAAGGCGTTCAACATGGACGCTTCGGAGGCCTCCAAGATCGCCGGGATGCTCGCGCTCGCCTCCGCCCGTACCAACACGAACATGACCCTGCTTCAGGAGTCCCTGAAGCTCGCCGCCCCCGCCGTGAAGGACTTGAAGATCCCGATGGCGGACACCGTGGCGCTCGTGGGGGCGATGGCGGACATCGGTCTGCGCGGGACGCTGGGAGCTACGGGGCTCCGGGCCGCGGTGGGTAAGCTCCTGAACCCCACGAAGGACGCCCGGAAGGCGATGTCCGCGATGGGGGTCTCCTTCGCGAAGGTCCAGGAGATGCTGGACCGGAAGGACTTGGCGGGGGTCTTCAAGATGGTGATGACCCAGCTCCGGGGGATCCCCAGCAACTCGAAGCGGGCGGCGCTGGCGGTGCGCCTCTTCGGGATCCGCGGTCGCTCGATGGTGGCGGCGATGGACCTCTCCGACACCGCGATGAAGCGGTTCAACGTCACGCTGGAGAAGCTCCGTAAGGAGACCGGGCAGACCGCGACGGACATGAAGAACATCCAGCTGAACACCCTCCGCGGTCAGGTGACGCTCCTCTCCTCCGCATTCGAGGGTCTCTCCATCGAGATCTTCGACGCCTTCTCCACGGAGATACGGAGCGGGGTTGAGTCGTTGGGAAGTGGGATCCAAAACGTGGCGCTGGCGTTGCGGGTTATGAGCGGGGAGAAGATAATCGACCCGGACGCGGCGAAGCGGGTCAAGGAGATGAGTCCGGTCTTCTTCGAGATTGCTAGGGGGATCAGGGAGGGACTTGGGGAGGTTAAGTCCGCGATCCGGAGCGTGGGGGAGTCCGTCGGGTGGTTGGGGGAGAAGTTCGGTCTAACCGGGGATGGGAGCGCGCAGAGCACGGCGCGGATAATCACCAAGGTGACCCTACTCGCGGCGGCGTTCGCTCCGGTGGCGCTGGCTATCGGTGGGGTGACCCGTCTCTTCGTCTCCCTAGGACAGGTGGCGGCGGGGACCGCGAAGATCGTGGGGAACACCTTGGCGCTCGCCGCGAAGGGGGCCGGGGGACTCCTTGGGGTTGTGGGGAAGCGGGTCCCGAAGCTGGGGGCGTTCCTCGGGAAGTTCGGCGGACTCCTCGGGAAGGCGGGGCGTTTGACAGAGCAGGTCACGGCGCAGCCGGTCCGCGTGGTGAACTTTGGGGAGATGGGAATGGGGACCGCGGCGGCGAAGGTCCTCCCGGGGACCTCCTCCGGGGCGCGGGAGCTGGAGTTGGCAGGGAGTAAGGTGAAGGGGGTCCTCTCCAGGTTCGGGACCGCGGTCAACGGGGTGACCTCCAAGCTGGGTCAGTTCGGACTCCTGGGGGCCGCGGCCGGGTTGGGGGTGGCGATCGGGACTCTGATAGACCGGATGACCGGGGCGTCCGATAAGATCTCGGACGCGGCGATGGAAGTCCGGAACTCCATCTCCAAGCCCGCTCAGGACGCCGCGAACTCGATGACTCGGACCCTGATAGCGGCGGAGTCCATCGAGAAGGCGGTGGCGTTGAGCAGGAGAGGGATCAAGACGGTGGGCGTAGCGGGGACCGACAAGCGGGTGGGGTTAGACCGGGCGGCGGTCCAGGCGCGTATCGTGGAGGGCTTTCGCCGGAACAACTTGACTCAGAAGCAGATAGCGCTGCAGCTCACGCGCCTCCAGCCATTCCTAGCGCGTCTACCCGCCGCTCCCACCGGGGTGAAGGTGAGCAAGCCGAAGGTGGCGCGGGACGCCATGATCGAGCGCGGGGGGCTGATCCCGGTCTCCGCCGGGGACGTGGTCCTGGACCGCGCCAGCCTGGCCAGGGCGGTCGTTTCCCAGATGAGGGGTGGCCTAGTACCCCGCGCCGTTTCGGAGGCCACCGCGGGCGGATCCGGGGCTCCTAGGGGGTCCGGGGGTGGGGAGACGGTGGTAGCGGTGCCGGTCTCCATAGACGGGCGGGAAGTGGCGCGCGCCGTCGCCCGGGTGAAGCTGGACGAGCTGGAGCGGAGCGGGGCGCAGATGAGGCCCGGGGATCGAACCAACCTGCTGGAGCGCGGCTTCGAGGGGGTGAAATGACCGCTGGAATCGGGGGGCACGGGAAGAACCAGAAGCTCTGGAGCCTCTGGGACCAGGACCGGGACGAGGTGATCTACGGTCAGTTCACGGCGGAGGGGGTCCAACGGTTTCTGGGGGCCAACATCGCGCAGTCCTCCACGATGAACTCCCAGTACCCGATCCTCCAGTGGGTCTCCGGGGACCTTGAGGAGATCTCCTTCGACGCCAGACTCTGGGCGAACGACGCGGGGGACTTCACGGTAGAGCAGCGTTTGGACCGCCTGGAGGATCTGATCCGCCGGAACTCGGACCTGGAGCGCCCGCCGGTCTGCACCTTTGGCTGGGGGGACGTTGCCTCCCTGGTCGTGGACTGCCTGGTTCGCTCAATGAGCGAGGGGTTCGACGAGGTGCGGGACGATGGGACCCTCCGCGGCGTCTCCATTCGGATCTCCCTCGCGCGGTACGAGGCGGTGGAGTTCTCCCCCACGGACTCCTCTCTCCCGGAGCGGATGACCCGGATCCGGCGCGCCCGGAAGGGGGACACCTACGAGCGGATCGCCCTCCTGGAGTACGGAGATCCGGAGCTGGGGGTCCTCCTCCGGCAGCTGAACCCCCGCCTCCCCGGGATGCCCCTCGCGGACCTGAACCCGAAGGACCCGGTCCACGTCTACCCGGAGGACTTCCTCCTGAGCAAGCCGATAGAGCCGGAGTTCCACGCGTTCAAGAGCGGGCCGGGGTACGAGGCGGCGGAGGAGCGGCGGCGGGAGATCTTCGACGCGCGGGGCGGGGACACCTACTCCACGATCTACCCGAGGAGCGGCTAGGATGACCTCCCTGGAGTTCGACAGGAAGGACTGGGAGGCGCTCCACGAGTTCATCTCGGCGGCGAACGAGGCCCGTTTGGTTATAAAGCGGGCGTGTGACAAGGGGAAGCAGCAGATCTCGACGAATCAGGAGGCGATCCAGAACCTCCTGAACCAGGACATCCCTCCCGCGGTCTGGCTCAAGCTCGGGGGGATCCTCTCAGACCGCTTGAAGGGGGACTAGGATGCGGAAGGTAAACGTCGATCACCTCGCTCCGCGCTACTTGATTCGAGTAGAGGGTACGAAGCTGAAGGCGGACGTTACCCAGTTCATCCGGGGGGTGGAGTACCACGAGGACGAGGACTCCGCCTCCCGAATCTCCCTGACCGTAGCAAACCCTCGGTTTCGATTCCTAGAGTCCAAGATCTTCGCGGAGGGGAACCGGGTGGACCTCTGGATGGGTTACGTGGGGAGACCGCTCCGTTTCCAGAACCGCGGGATCATCGTCCGCCCCAACCCTCTCTTCCCCCGCGGGGGAATGCCCGTCTTGAACGTGGTCGCCCACGACGTCTCCCGGAAGTTGATGGAACCCGGGGAGGGGGATAAGGGGAAGCTGTACCGGAAGAAGCGGGACTCGGATATTGCCTCTGAAATCTTCCGGGAGATCGAGGCGGCTCCCTTCGTTTACGAGACCCGGGCGATTCAAACCCGGGTTCGGAAGCGGGGAGTCTCGAAGTGGGAGTTCCTCCGCCGGTTGGCAAGGCTCCACAACTTCGTGGTCTTCACGCGCTACGACCCGACGCGGAACGTCACCTACGGGTTCTTCGGACCCCCGGATCAGGAGGACCAGCCGCGGAAGTACTCCTTCGTCTACGGGTCCGGGGAGCCGGACGCGACCTGCCTGGAGTTCTACCCGGACCTCTCTCTGGCGTCCCAGGAGACGGAGTTGACGCTGGTCTACACGGACCCGAAGAAGCGGAAGACCTACTCCCTCCAGTTGAAGGTCCGGGGGAAGACCGCGGAGGTGACCAAGTTCTCCGGGGTCTCCGGGACTCGGGAACTGAAGAAGGAGATCCGGAACGGGACGGAGGTCCAGTTGACCGTCTTCGGGCAGCGGGCGGAGGTCGTCCCGGGGAAGCGGTTCTCCTCCGTCCGGGAGGCCAAGCGTTGGGCCGCGGCGTGGTGGGCGCGCCGGGAGTCCGAGTTCGCCTTCGCCACCGGCACCGTTCTAGGGGAGGCGGACCTCCGCCGCGGACAGGTCCACGCGTTCAGAGGACTGGGGAATCGCCTCTCAGGGGACTGGCAGTTGACTAGCGTCACCCAGCGTCAAGACGGGCGAAGCCTCTTCGAGTCCTCCTTCTCCGCGCGGAAGGTGGTACTGGCCAGCGTGGTGGGGGCACCGGACTCCGTGAGCAACGTCCGGAGGGAGGAGGCGGCGCAGTGAAGCGGGAACTCCAGTTGGGTACGGTCTTGGACTCCGCGGATCCCTCCGCTCAGGGTGGGGCGCAGCTGCAGATAAACGAGATCCTGGACGGTGCGGCGCTGGACCTCCCGGACTTCGTCCCCGGACGCTACCCCTTCGCGGGGAACGGGGAGGGCTTCTACTACGCGCCCCAGAGAGGGGCGCTCCTGGAGGTGGAGGTCGAGGAGGACCCGGAGGACGCGGTGGAGGAGTTGTCCCCCCGCTGGGTCGGGATGCTCTACTCTGACGAGGACCAGATCCCGGCGGAGTTTCGGAGCGACCCGGTGAATCGCGGGGGAATCAAGTTTGGGGAGGAGGTCTTCCTCCAGGACAAGGTGAAGGCGTTGACGGCGCTCATCTCCGCGGCGCTCCGCCTAGGGGAGGAAGGTGCGACGGAGGCGGTGATGAGGGGGGACGCCTGGAACTCCGCTTGGGACACCTGGGTCTCCGCCCTGGATCAGTACCTTAGCGCGGAGGTCACGTGCGCCAACATAACGGCTACGAACTTCCAGGCCCTGGCGACGGCGTCCGCGGTCCCACCCCTAACGCCCCTCCAACCTCTCTTCCAGGCGTTGGCCACCGCTTGGACGAACTTCGGGGCGGCTATCCCGGGGTTCCAGACCGCGACCTCGACCCGGAAGGGACAGAAGCAGACGTGGCTCTCAACCAAGGTGAAGACGGAGTAGAGTATGGCTAGAGGGATGGCAATTCCGGTGAGAACGAATCGGCGGGGCGGAGCCTTCCTGATAGAGGCGTCCCGCTACCTCCGGCAGGTGGTCTTCTACGGATTGACCCCAAACTTGAATATGAACCCGTTCCAGGCCGGGGGTGGCGTGGAGATTGGGATCTCCGAGCGGGTGATCTTCTCCAACCTGACCCCAGTGGCGCGGAGTCTGGCGCGCCGGGGGATAGGTCGGTTCTTCGCCAGGTTGAGGGCGGAGGACATCGCCCGCCTCGTACCCGGTGCGGAGGGTCTCTCCTTCGAGGACGCGGACGGGGAGCTGATCGCAAACGTCCGGTACCTGGATCTCGAGGCGGACGAGGAGAACGTGGTGAGGACCAACATGATCGGGGCGTTGGGGGGAACCGCTCCGAACAACACCAACCTCTCGGAGGGTTAGCGGCATGAGCACGAGCACAATCGTCGTACCGGACTTCCAGTTCTCCGGTTTCTACTACGGGGAGATCGTCCGGAGGATCCGGATCTTCAACCGGATCAACGCGCCGGAGATCACCGCGGAGGTCCCGGAGGAACCGTTTATCCAGCTGGAGCGGACCTTCGGCTTGGTGGGGCACTACTGCAACGTCCTCCTGGACCTCGCGGCAAACGAGGTCCTCCTACCGACCGCAAAGCTTCAGGACTCCGTTCGTCTCCTTCTGGCGCTGATAGACTACCAAATCAAGGACTACGCTCCCGCCTCCGTGGAGCTTCTCCTGAAGTTGGCCCAGGTCCCGACTTCTTTAGTTCCTGTTCTAGAGGAGGACTCTCTCTTCGAGACGGAGCGGAACGATGACGGGGAGACCGTCCCCTTCGAGGTCGCGGACGCCGTCTCCGTGGGTCCCTCCAACGTCCTGGACGGGGTCTTCGGACTCCAGCTGGACCGGCAGGGTGCGGATGGCGCTACGGTAGTGGGAGACCCGACGGTCCTCCAGTCTGGAGCAATGGCGGTAACCGCCGCGGACCTGAACGCGGAACTGGAGTTGACGGGGAGCGTCCTGGGTAACAACGGGACGTTCAAGATTTCGGAGGTGATAACCACCGGGGCGACCTCTCGGATCCGTCTCTCCGCCACGTTGGGCGGGGAGGAGCCGCTCTTCCTCTTCGAGACCGGGTTGACCTGGAAGATCCGGAAGTTCACCGCAAACGGGGCTAGCGACGTGAACACCGGCGGGGTTCCGTACTTCACTCCCTGGACCGGGCGCGTAGCGGGGGACAAGCTCTATGTCGGCTCCAGCTGGGTGTTGTGGACCAAGTTGGAGTTGGCGTTCCGGACCCTCGGGGCTAACATGACCGGGGTCTGGGAGTACTACGACCCGGACCTCTCGGACGAGACCCCGGACTCCGTCTCAAATCAGGGCACGTACTTGAAGGTCCAGGTGGACGGACTCCTGGACCCGGACGGTGCTAGCCTGGACCGGAGCGGGGCGTTGGTTAAAGTGACCTACCTCCCAACCGGAGTGAGTGAGACCCTGGTCTCCTACTGGGATGGACCCGGGAACTACGTGGACACCTCCGCGTTCCTGGGTCAGAGCGGAACCCCGAGCACGGCTCTGGAGGACTACGCGGTGGGGACGGACTGGAATCCCCTGGAGGGTGCGACGGACGGGAGCGCGGACCTCTCCGCGGACGGGGACCTGGAGTACACTCTCCCGCAGACGCTGCTCTCGAACTGGAGCAAGGTGGAGGTGGAGGGAGTGGAAGGCTTTTACCTCCGCTTCCGGGTGATCTCCACCTCCGGAGCTGGGGATCCTGAGATAGACACTCTCTCCATCGCGGGCGGGGACCAGTACCTCCTGGAGGACGGGGTCCAGGGGGAGACGGTCTCCAGCGAACCGCTCTACTCCTCCACCGGGACAGCGAAGCAGGAGGTGGAACTTTCCACGACTCCGGGCCTCCGCGATTCCGTTCGGGTCTTCGTGGACGAGGGAGGCGGGGAGATCGAGTGGACGAACCTGACCGCGATCGGGGAGACCCTCCTGACCTCCGGGAGCAAGGACCGGCACTTCGCGGTGAAGCAGGACTCCACCGGGACCCTAACAGTGAGATTCGGGGACGGGACCCGGGGGAAGATCCCCCCGATCGGGGTGGAAAACGTCCGGTTCGAGTATCGGGTCAACGCGGTGACGGACGGGAACGTTGGGGCGGGGACAGTGGTGGTGAACTCCGGGGGAGCCGCGCTGGTCTCGGAGGTGACGAACCCTCGCCCCGCCTTTGGTTGGCGGGAGGCGGAGGGTGCCTCCCCGGAGTCCCTGGAGTTGGTCAAGGAAGCGGGTCCGGCTTCCCTCCGGACCGGGAACCGAGCGGTGAACCCGAGCGACTACGAGGACCTAGCGCTGGCCTTCACCGCCTCGAACGGAACCCGCCCGGTCGTTCGAGCTAAGGCAATCGAGGAGGGCTTCGGTCCGAAGACGATCAAGCTGGTGGTGGTGGGGACCAACGGAGTGGCGATCTCCGCCACCGTGAAGGCGGAGCTGGAGACCTACTTTAACGGGAACGAGGCGGAGGGGATCGAGGGAGTGGGGCAGAGCAACACGGAGGTGACGGTGGTCAACTTCACCCCGCGGTTGATCGTTCTCTCCATGACCGTAGAGGCCACCTCCGCCCTAACGGAGACCCTGGTCAAGACGAGGATGGCTACGCTCCTGAACCCCACCGCCGCGGAGGGGGGAACCTACGTCTGGAAGTTTGGGGGGAGAGCCCCGAACTCCAGGATAGCCTCGGAGGTCTTCAAGATCTCCCCGGGGAACGTCTTCGACGTGGACATCTCCCTCCCGTCCGCGGACGTCGAGTTGCTGGAGGACGAACTCCCGCTGCTGGACACCGCGGCTCTCAACGTAGCTATCTACCCCCCGAGCAACTAAGAGGTCCCTTCTATGCGCTTTGAACTCCTCCCCCTAGACCCCCCGGACGGTTCTCTCCTGGTTCGAAAGGACGCTTGGATCGCTCTTAGAGTTCTGGGGGATGACCCGAACCTTCGCATCGAGATCTCCCGCGGGGGGAAGTGGGAGAAGGTCTGGGCTCACGGGGCTCCGCAACCCGGTTACCCCACGTTTCGCCGGGAGGTCTCCCCGGGGGAGGTGGAGTTTCGGGTGAAACCGGCCCGGGAGTTCTCCGTCGGTAACCTGATCTCCGTTCGAGTTATCTCTAGAGAGGAGCGAGCGGGGTATGAGTTCGAGATCGGGGACCCCGCCAGCGTCCTGAACGTGGTTCAGACCGGAGCGGAGGAGGTCTCCCTGATCTTCTCCACGCCCCTGAAGTTGGAGGGTGCCGCCGCGAAGGCCCTCTGGGACCGGGACTCCTACCTCGTAGAGGGCAGCGTTTGTCTCTATCCCACGGAGGTCTCCGTGGTGAGTCCGACCCTGGTTAGACTCCGGATCTCCGAGATCCCGAACGGGGAAGTGTTCCGCCTCTCCGTTCGCGGGGAACTGGAGACCTGGGAGGGACTCCCGCTGAAGGGAGCCTCTCGATATTGGACCTCCAGGATGGAGTCCCCGCGGGTGGCTCGAGTGGAGATGCAGGATCCCTGGACTTTGGACGTCTTCTTCACCCGGGCAGTGGGAGCGCGGGCAACGGACCCGGAGATCTACAACTTCACAAACGGACTACAAGCGGAACGTGTTCAGAAGCTGGACTCCAACTCCGTTCGCATGAAGTTGAAGACCGCCACGTTGCCGGGCGTTCAGTACGTCCTCAGCGTCTCGTAGGAGGTAGAGATGGCGACTTTGGACCAACCCATAGACCCCTCCAGCGTCTCCTTTAGAGGGTTCTCCACCAGCAACGCGCCGGTCTTCCCGCACGACACCTACTCCTTCCTGATGGCGTCCCTCCGGGAGCAGGACGCGACGGAAGGAGAGGAACTACTCCTCCGCTGGCTTGCCTCAGAGCAGAGCGAGTTCGAGGACACCTACGCGCGGATAAAGACCCTCTTGACGTTTCCGGACCCGGAGATCTGTCCCGCGGAGGCTCTCCCCTATCTCCGCTGGATAGTGGGCCTGACCGCGAAACTGGACGGGGTGATAGGGGATATCTCGGAGGCGGACCTCCGACGACTGATCTCCGTAGCGGTCCGGATGTGGAAGTTGAAGGGAACGGAGAAGGGACTTGCAAACACGCTCCGAGCGCTGACCACGCGGACCGCGCGGATCCTCAACTGGTTCTTCTTCCGAATCATCCTCGGGGAGGCGGAGCTGGGACGCGCGGAACTCAGCGTGGATCCCTGGCTCCTGGACGAACTTGGGATGCAGACCTCTATCCTCCCGGACTCCGTGATCACGGGGGGTCCGTACCTCCGCGGGGACGTTCTCCCCTCCGCGGACACTCCCGCCTGGACTTACGTCAGCGAGGGGGAGTCGGAGGGAACTATCTTCGCGGTCTCCGGAGAGGCTCTATTTCAGTTTCAGAGCTTCGGAAACGCCTTTGGGGGTCGGTACTACCTAGACGCACCTTTGGACGCCTCCACGGCTGAAATAGGGGCCATCTGGACGGCATTGGATCTAACCGAGGTGGGGGGTCGTCCGTTCAGGCTCTTTCTGGAGGACGGTTCCCGTGGTTACGTCTTGAGCTGGTCAGATACGGAGGTGGCGCTGGAGAGCGTCTCCGGTTCCGTGATAGTGAGTCCGCGGAGTCGCGGGTTCTCCGTGGGTAACTCCTACCGGATGAGACTCTACAAGGACGGGGCGGGATCCGTTCGCGCCTCCGCGGACGGAGTGGACCTCTTCGGGGAGGTGTCCTCCGCACTCTTCCCGGTTAGTGTAAACTCTCGCTACGGATTTGGGTACCTGAACCTGGGGGAGAACCAAACCTGGACCGTTACTTGGGACGACGTGGGTCCCCTCCCGGAGTTGACTCTGAACCTGACCACGCTCTTGGGGGCAACGGAGGCGGTTCCCCACCGGATCCGTGTGAAGCACGTCCCGAGCAAGTCGGTCCGGACCGTCTACTCCTACTGGGACGGGTCCTCCAATCTCTGCCGCGTCTTAGACGCCTTCGGGAACGGAGCGCCGTTCACCGTCTCCCAGAACGACCTCCGGGTGGGGGTGGACCCGGACGAGTACGTCTCGGATGTTCGGATCGTGGACGACGGGACCGGGACTCTGGACCGGAACTTGATCGAGGGGATTATGTCCACGCTCCGGCCCTCCGGGGAGCGGTACTTCCTCCGCTACCTGGACTTCTCGGACGAGTTTCGACGGACCTTTGACTGGATTGCCGTTTCGGGGACGGCGGTTCCTAGTCTGGAAGAGGGACTCGTTACCCTGGGGGACCCCACTTTCGAGACCGTGATCAAGACGGACTACCCGAACGACGCGACGTGGGAGCAACCGCAACTGGTTGCGCAGTTCTCCCTAAAGGATCCCACTTCCTGGGGGGAGGTGAGGTTCAACTACCAGGACGAGTTCAACTTCTACGCGATGCGGTTGGACGCGGCGGGGAAACAAGTTCTTCTGGACCGGATGTTGGGAGGGGTCCGGACGAACCTCTCCACCGTGGGGATCCTGGTCTTCCACCCGGAGGTGAACTACTACCTCCACGTTCACGTGGAGAACTCCGTCACTCCCGGGACTTTGGTGATCAACTTTCACTTAGACGGGAACCTCCTAGGGACCGTGATCGACGCCGGAGGGAGTACCTCCGGGAAGTTGGCGGTCGCGGCCGGGATAGGGCAGGAACTGAAGTTAACTTTCTCGGAGATGTTCCAGCTTCCGCTGGACTCCGTTAGAATCGGACCACCTTAGCGAAGGGGACGAGATGAGCAACCGAACTTTCTTCGAGGACAAGCGATTCCTCCCGCAGCAGAGGATCAAGGACACTTTCTTCGACTACCTCCTGGACCGCTTCTTGGACCTCGCCTCCCGGGTCTGGGGCGGACAACGCGGGGTCTTCGGATCCCTGAACCTGGTCTCCGGGGGAAACGACAAGTTCTCCGTTCAGACCCTCCCGGCGGAACTGCTGGACGGGGACGGTAACATCCTGAGCCTGGACGGTGCGGACGGGACGGGGATCCAGTTTGAGAACCTGGCGGCGACGGACTACTACGTGGGGGCTCGTCACAACTTGATCCCCTCCGGGGTCCTCCGGAATCAGCGTAACAACGTGATCTTCTACGACACGGAGGAGGACCGGATCGGGGAGGTCGGGGACCCCACCTCCGTGACGGAGGTCGCCGGGACGCTGGAGATCGTGGTCGACTCCGTCTTCGAGGCGGGGGTCTCCCACGCCGGGAGGTTGGTTACGGTCTGGCTCCGGCGCGCGTTGACCACGGAGGAGTCCGTAGCGATCGAGCGGAACTTGACGGTGGTCTGGACCGGGGGCGTGAACAAGGTCGTTACCTCCGGTCTCCTGGGACAGGCCGGGGGGAGCGCCTCAACGGATCCTACGGACTACCAGGTCTTCGCTCAGGGGGTCACGGTCCGGAAGGCGGACCTCTCCCTCGTCTCCCCCTACGCGTACATCGGGAAAGTGACCGGCGGCGGCGCGGGGAACCCCCCGTCTGCCTTCTCCACCCTGGGACAGATTGACGTCTCGGACGGGATCAACCCGGATCTCCAGGAAGCGTACACCGCGGGGCGAGAGATCTCCCCCTCCGGAGCTTACGGGGGCGCGGTGAAGATCGCCTCCGCGGACTCCGGGGACGCCCTGAGTTCCCTCCTTCACCTGGACCGGAAGGGTGCCACGGAGACAAATCCCGTGGACCTAGCTCTCGTGATGGACGAGGACGGAACCGGGCAGTTGAACGTCTACCCCCTATCTCACTCGACGGTGCTGCAGCTGGACGAACCGGCTCAAGTCAATGGGGGTACGGACGGACGCCTGGATCTGACCCGCGGCGGTGTGAACGTAGGGACCGCTAAGGTCCGCCGGGACTGCGACCTAGTCCTCCTGACCGGGTTCGCCACCGCCGCTGTCAACGGGCTCTACAAGTTCGCGTCTCCCCCCAGCGGAGCAACGGTTTTCCTTACCCGCTGGGACGACGGAAGCGTGGCGGGTTACTGGAGCGGTGCCGGGGCGGAGGCGGGGAACGCGAGCTTCCTCCGCCTGGGAGTGGGGATCTCGAAGCGCCCGGAGGGAACCGGGACGGAACTCCAGCCCGGAAGACCTATGGTCGTAAACGGGTCGAACGAGACCGGAGACCCCGCCGCGGTCAAGCTCTACCCCAGGATGGGGTCCGCCGCGCTGGAGTGTTTCGAGGGAGACTCCGTAGTTCCCAGACTACAGGCGCTCCTTTCGAAGTTCGGGACGTTCGAGGGGAGAACTACCGGGAGTCCGGGGACCCCGGCGAACGAACTCTACCTCGCGGACCGCCTGGACAACACGGATTACATGCAGCTCGCGTACCTCGCCCTCTGCGGGGACTCCTCCACCGCGCCGTTCGCGGCGTTGCAGCCGGTTTTAAACTCCCCCTACCTCCTAGCGGAGGAGGACGTAACGCTGGCCGGGGACATCGTGACCTTCACGCGCGGGGGGAGTTTGGACCTGACCCAGAAAGACGGGCGGATCAACTCGGACCTGAACCTGCTCCTCCTGACGGACGCGGCGAACGAGGCGGACAACGGGCTCTACCTGATCGGATCACTGGCCAGTACCTTCATCGCGGCGGAGGACATGGACGGGAACACCTCGAGTTTCTTGGGGGCCTCCGCCAAGGCCAGGTTAGTGATCCCCAAGTTCCTCGTTGGGGGCTCTCAGGCGACGGGCGGGGGGAGCGGAAATTGGCTCCGCGGAAGCACGTTCGTCCTTCGGGATCCCTACACTCAGGGCGCGGCACCGCTCAGGATCTTCACGGAGAACCAGGGCGGCGTGGAGGTCTACGACGGGGGTAAGAGCAACGCAACCTCCTACGCGGCACCGCGGACGTTCTTTGTGCTGGATCCCACGGTGATCGGGAACGACAACGCGCACCCGATCAAACTCCACCGCGCGACGGTGGTCCGAGGCGGAGGGGCCGGAGGGGGAACGGAGGAGGACTTCCACCTTCGGGACGGCGTTCGGATCTACGACGCGGGCGGCGGCGTGGACACCCGGGATCCGGCCTTTGCCCTCGCGGTGGACGGGGGCTTCCCGGAGGATCTCCCGACCCTTCACACGAAGCCGGCCTTCGCGGCGGATACGGTCGGGGGCGTCTCCAGGGGTCACAACTTCCGGGACGACTTCATGTCCTACGACCCCACCACCGCTTGGACGAACGCTTGGCCGCAACCCCCACACTACTACACGTTCTTCGTGGGTGCCGGGACGATCACCCCGCGGGACATCTCGAACGGCGCGGGGTACGGGCACGGGTGCGTGGAGTTAGCCACCGGGACGAACGTCAGCGACGTTGCGGAGCTGGGGATCAACTCTATCTGCTGCAACCTGGACACCGCGAAGGACTTTCGTTGGTCCTTCCGCGGACGCTTGAAGGTGGGCAGCGTCACGAACATGACCTGCCGCTTCGGGTTCTACCGGGGAACCGGGAGTCAGAGGTACTACTTCGAGTGCAACAACGGGGTCTGGAGATTTGTCTACTGGAACGGAGCCGGGTACGTGGTCTCCGCGGAGAGCTGCAACGCCACGGTCGGGGAGTACCAGTGGTTTGACATTTACCTGTCGTCTAGCACGGTCGTATTCGTCGTGGAGCGGAAGGATCACGCCGCTGGGAGTTACATGAGCGGAGCTTACTCCATCCCCAACCTGGACGGTCAGGCCGGTGGGATCGGGGTGAACTGCTGGATCCAGACCCAGATCGCCGCGGCCTCCAAGTCTTGCGTCTTGGACTACTGGGAGGTCTTCGACACGGAGGTCTTGTACGGTAGGCTTGGAAACTCTCACAACCTGAACCACCCGTAGGAGGATTGGAATGCAAATAACCGTGGAGTGCGCGGAGTGCTCGAAGGAATTCGAGTTGACGATCCCCAGGGATCTCCCCGCTCAGATGAGGTTACGGAACGCAGGTACGCTCTCCGGGGTGACATGCTCTCATTGCGGGGGAGAGTTGGACTTGGAGACTCTGGATCTAAGCGAGACCGTCAACTCGAAGGCGAAGGAGAAGTCCCCCGCGAAGTCGAAGAAGTGCAAGAAGAAGGCTAGCGAGAGGCTGGCAACCCCTCCGGATCCGAACTTCGAGTACGGGGTGGGAGGTGCGAAATGAACGCCCCGGAACTGGATAGCAAGGTCACCGCAACGGAAGCGGACGGTTGGCTCGTGAAGTCCTTCGAGGTTCCGGCGGAAAGACCAGACCCGTCGGTCTTCAAGTTGAAGGGGGTTCCCCAGGTGGAGGGGTTGGACTTCACTCTGGAGGGGAACGTGGTAACCTGGCGGACCGCAATCTCCCCCTACGCGCGGGTGGAGATCTTCGACTCCGGGGACTCCCTGTCCTGGGGTTGGTCCGCGGTGGCTGGGGAAGACAGCTAACAACAGACCCCGGAGAGACCGGGGAGAAAGGTGGTTGGGATGAGAAAGTACCTGATCGCGGCGTTCTTCGCCGCCCTACTTGCGGTTGAGATTGGAGGAGTCTACTCGGACGCGTTCGCAGGCACGGACGCCGCGGTCTCGGGGGTGACCGCTCCCTCCACTGCCTCCGCGGAAGTGAAGCTCCTGGACTCCTCCGTCGAGGTGAAGAAGGCGGACGCGGGGACCACCGCGGGGAGTTCCAAAGATCCCCCGGTAGAGAAGAAGGTGGAGGGGACTCAGAGTTGGTGGCAGGCGTTACTCTACGACGTTGTCTTCAACTTTATCCTCCCTGTCTTCACCCCGGTGATCCTTGCCCTTCTGATGTGGCTACTTCGAAAGTGGGGTCTGAAGATTGAGTACGAACGCCTGGAGAAGGTGGCGGAGTTCGGCTCGAACTACGCGGAGCAGAAGGGAGCGGAGTGGCTGAAGGAGAAGGGAGCGAAAAGCCCCGGGGCGAAGAAGGAGGAGTGGGCCTGGGAGCTGGTGGAGTCCCTGGACAAGAAACTGAAGGGCTCCAAGAAGCTCCAGGCGCTGCTCATCTCCAAGATCCCCGGGGCGGAGGCCTCCGTCTCCGAGGCGGCGAGCTACAAACCGGACGCCGCGATAAGGGAGGAGTAGGGAGATGCCCTGGTGGGGTTGGTTGCTCCTGGGAGCCGGGGTCTCCCTCCTCTCCGTCTTGATCCTCTGGCTCATCCTGCGGAAGCGGGGAGGTGGGGAGGTGGACCGCGCCGCGCTGGCGGACGTGAAGTTTCGTCGCCTCCGGGAGGAGTTGGAGGCGGAGTCCGAGATGCGACGTAAGGCGGAGCGGATTGGAAGGGACCTCGAACTGGAGCTTCGCGGCGTTGCGGAGCGGAAGAAGAAGAGACTGGAGGAGGTAGATGAAGAGACTCGCAAGCGCTTTTCTGACCTTTCTGACGATCCTGACGCTCTCCTCTCCCGGGTGGACGAGATCCTCTCCGGAAAAACCGGAACCGGACCTCCGTAGGGTCAAGGTGGAGGTTGGAAAACCGGCACCCTTCTCCGGGATCCTCCTGACCCCGGCGGCGCTGGCGAAGGTGATCACGGAGTTGGAGCGGAAGACGGTAACCTGTCAAACGGAGAGGGACGCGGAGCGCGCGGAGGCGGAGGCGAAGCGGAACGCGGCGGAGCAGGTCTGCACCGCTCGAGTGGACGCGGAGAGGGCCAAGACCGCGGCGGTAGCAGGTGAGCGGGATGCCCAGCGGGTGATCTACGAGAAGGCCCTCTCCAAGTGCTCCGCCTCTCCGCCCTGGTACAAGAGCCGGTACCTGGCGTTTATCGCCGGTGCGGCGGTCGCGGGTGGGGTCTGCGCCGCCCGTTGAGACATCTGGGAAAGACCGCTAGGAGATGAGCCGCCCCTCCGCTATCCTCTAGGGGAAGAGAGGGATTTTTGTTGACCGGCTTGACTGGTGGTTCAGATGACGTCGTCTCTACTGAAAGGACTGCTGGAGACCGGAGCACCGTGGGGTATCCTCTGCGCGGTGCTCCTGGCGGCTGTGTTCGCGCTCTGGCGACGTTGCAACCTCGTTTCGGACAAACTGTACGCCCTCGGGTTGGCTCAGGTGGAGCACGATAAGGAGATCTGCTTCGTGATGGAGCGGATCCGCGAGGACGTGAGGGAGATCAGGAGGAACGAATGAGTAGCAATTCCACCGGGGGTAACGGAGTGGGACACAGTATCGGGAGCGTCCTCCTGCAGATGAAGGTCCTCCGCCCCCGGGAACTGGCCGCGATCCTCAAGATCCAGGAGAAGTTGAGTCCGGAGGAACTCCTCGGGGAGTTACTCGTCTCCCGGGGGTTCGTCACCCGGGAACAGTTGGAGACCGCTCTGGAGTCCCAGCGGGCGCTCCGCTCCGGGAAGCCTCACGTTAGGGCGCTGGCGGTGGCCAGGGTTGCGGAGATCTCCGGGGGGAGGGTCCAGCGGTTAATGCGACGAACCAGGGCGGAGTGCGAGGCGGCGCGTCGGAGGGTGACCGGGGAGGATCACCCCGCGGTCACCTCCCAGATGTTGGCGGTTGGGGAGGAGGACGGGAGATGAGCGGGGAGAAGCAGACGGACGGGCTGCAGAAGCTGAAGGCTCGAGCTATCAACGCCCTGATCTACCTCCTGATAGGGTCCCCCGGGGCCTACGCGGCTTACACGAACCAGGACCGGGCCACGGTGGAGATTGTCCGGAAGGTCAACGTGAAGCGCGCGGACGACATCGAAGGACTTCAGGACTGGACGCGGTCGAACAAGGACCTGATAGAGAAGCTAGCGAAGAGCCTGGAGGAGTTTCGCCGGGAAGTCGCGGAGGACCGCCGGGAGACGAACCGGATCCTCTTCCAGCTGGCGAACCGGAGTCGAAGCAAAAGCGGGAGGATCCTCCGGGAGGAGATCCGGGATCGCCGGGAGAAGCCGGAACCGGTCCCCAGGATCACGGCGCAGATCAAGTCGCAGCGGAGGAAGCTCCCCACCCTGAAGCGCCCCGCCAAGGCGCTAGCGGACCTCTGAGAAAAAATCGCTAGACGTCACCCCAAATTTGGAGTATGGTTCTCCGCGTAGATGGGAAACAGCCCGGGGCGGTCGAGACCTCCTCGGTAACGGAATCCCCGGGATGGTCTACTTGAGAACCCCGCTCTTCAAAAAGGGCGGGGTTTTCTTTTATCCGGAGTTAAGTCGAATGACTCATTTTGGGATAGATGAGGGCATGAAGACGCTCCCGATCACCGTAGACTCCCACCTGAGGCTGAAGACCCGGGACCTGAAGGCGGCGGGTCTCCGCCTCCGGGACCTCTTAGACGAGTTCGAGTACGACAACCCGGAGTACTGGAAGAAGAAGCGGATGGGCTTCTATACCGGGGACACCCCGCGGAAGCTCTCTCTTGTGGTCCGGAGGGGACCGGAGATCGCCCTCCCCCGCGGGGGCTGGGACCGCCTGAAGGACCTCCTTCCCCGGGACGTCTCCTTGGAGATCCGGGACGAGACGGTCTCCGGGACCTCCCTCGGGATGACCTACGCGGAGCCGGCGGACTGGACGCTGGACCCGGACCAACTCTCCGCGGCAAGAGCGGCGCTCCGCCGGAGGCAGGGGTTCCTGATCGGCCCCTGCTCCAGCGGGAAGACGGAGATCCTCCTCAAGTTCGCCTCGGACGCGGGGGAGCGGACGCTGGTGATCGTTCACACGGAGCGGATCCTCAAGGACTGGGCGGCGAAGGTCTCCGAGCGCTTCTTCGTCCCGGCGAAGGAGGTAGGTCTCCTCTACGGGAAGGCGAAGCGGGAGCGGACCCTGACGATCGGGATGGTCCGAACCGTCTTGAACCTGATCGAGAAGGACCCGGATTTTGTCCGGCGCTGGGGGACCGTGATCCTGGACGAGGCCCACCACGCCAGCGCCGCCACGTTCTCGGAGCTGATCAACTCCTTCCCCGCGCGGTACCGGATCGCGGCGACCGCGACCCCGAAGCGGAAGGACGGGAAGGAGGTCCTCACATTCGACGCGTTCGGATCCGTCTACGCGCGGAAGCAGCGGGGGACGGGCCGGAAGGTGGCCCCGAGGGTCCTCTTCGAGATCACGGACGCAGATCTGGACCGCTACGGGCGGATAATCCCGGTGGACGTGGTGGTGGTCCCCACGGAGTTCGACTTCGACCTGAACCACGCCCGGAGGATGGAGGCGGACGGGTGGGAGCAGCGGGCGAAGGGGAGCCAGATCCAGGCGGCGAAGGACTGGGCCAAGTCCCGGAAGTGGGAGGGACCTCTGAACACCTACGCGGACATGCTGGACGAGATGAGCCGGGACGCCCACCGGCAGGCGCGGATCCTGGAGTACCTCCTCCCGGAGGTCAGGGACGGGCAGACCTGCGTCCTTCTCGCGGACCGGCGGGAGTTCTGCCTGGACACCCAGGCGTGGCTGAAGCGCCGGAAGATCCCCTGCGGACGCCTGATGGGAGGGCGGAACTCGAAGGAGCAGGACCGGACCGCGAAGGGGCTCTCCGACGGGTCCCTCCTCTGCGCGGTGGGGACGACGGTGGCGGACGAGGGGATGGACATCGGGAGACTCTCCCGCGGCTTCGGTTGCACCCCCGCCGCCAAGAACCCGGGGAGGCTGACCCAACAGCTGGGGCGCTTCAAGCGCAAGTTCCCGGGGAAGACGGACGCGGTCTACTTCTACTTCTGGGACCGGAGCGTCCCGGACCTCCGGGGGCACGCCCGGGCTGTCTTCAACGCGGTGAAGGCCCCCCACCGGGTCTGGTTCTCGGAGCGACCGGGGGAGCGGGTCCCGATGACGCGGGAACTCCTTAGGAGGTTGGAAGATGAGCGATAGCAGACTGATCAACGCCCTGAACTACGAGCTGAAGCTCCCGGGGGAGAACCGGGTCGTAGACCACCTCTCCGCCCTGAAGCTCCGCGCCGCCGCCTTCTCCGCGGCGGTCCAGCTGCGGTTTGACAAAATCACCACCGCCGTGACGCTCCTGGACTTCGCGGTCCTCCTCCTCTCCCTGAACGAACCCCGGTACGGACCGGAGCGGGTGGTGGAGGCGTTCCAGGAGAGTGTTCAACGTCACTACAACTTGAAGGGAGTCGGAAGATGAGAACCGAGACAATGGGAACGGACGCGGCGAAGCTGGACAACTTCGCGGAGCTGAAGAGCGGGAACGTAGCGGGGGTCGGTACGTTGGGAAGGGACCTCGTAGTCTTCTTCCACGCCGGGAGCGCCTACCTATACCCGGAGGCGGCGGATCACTTCCCTCTACTGAAGCAGGCGGTCTCCCCCGGGGGGTACTTCTCCTCCAACGTTCGGAAGCTTAAGTACCGTAAGATCTGCGCCTTCTCCTCTTGCCTCGAAGCGGTGACCCCGCCGGATATCTACTGCCGGGGCTGTGAGAGGAGTATCTCCGAGGAGGGAGGGGAGGATGAGTAAACCGGACTTGAAGGTTCACTTCTCCCTAGGTGAGGTAGTTACCACGCTCCTGGAACTGGCGGATGATCAGGGGAGGATCCCGGAGGAATTTGAAGATAGATACCAAAAGCTAAGAGACGGTGGGACCGCGGACGGGGCTTGCGTCACCCTGGAGCAAGTTGCGGAAGACTGCCTCGCCCTGGGAATTACCTTCAAGGAGAAGAAGCGTCCCTCCCCCACCTTCTAGAAAACATCCAAGGCGGACCTTTCCCTACATCTGGGGTAAAACCCCCCGGTAGCGAAAATTAGCCCGGAAGCACCAAACCCCCACCAAGGAGACCGGAACATGTTTCCCATCTTCGAACTTCCCCTGGCGGTCGCCTGCTCGCGCCGCCTCCTCCCAATATCCAAACTCGTCTACGCCTCCCTCCACTCCTGGCAGTACCACCGGGAACCCGCGGACTTCGAGGAGATGGCGGACCGCGTGGCTATCTCGAAGCGGGAGTTCATCCAGACCCTGGAGTACCTGGAGGAGGAGGGTCTCCTGGAGTACACGACGGAGCCGGAGTGGTACAGTCTGATAGATCCCCCCTGGTTAGAGGAGGAGGCCGCGAGGCACAAGTGCCCGGAGTGGTTGACCGTACTGGATCCGGACGGAGACCTCCTCCCGGACGAGGAGGAGGAAGGGAAGGAGGCCGCGCTATGAACGCCAACTGCTACCTCTTCCTGAAGACCCCGCTCCCAATCCAGGCAACTAAGAAGATCTCCCGCGTCGAGAAGGACGTTTGGAGTGCCGTCTTCACCCTCCGGGAGATCAACAAGCGGAGGACCCCCACCGTAAAGAGAATAGCCGCGGTGGCAACTAACGGGGACCGGCGAAACGCGAAGCGGGCGCTCCTCAAGCTGGAGTCGCTTGGTCTCATCTCCGCCCGAAAGAAGAGAACCCCGGGCGGCTACGCCATGGACTACCGCAGCGAGTGGCCGGACTGGATCGAAGAGGAGGGACGGCGCTTCCTCCTGAAGGAGAAGAACCGATCTGCGGACGTGGAGGGGGAGGAGTACTTCGACGATAAGTACCCCGAGGATGTCCCAATTTCACCCGAAAATGAGGGAGAGGGGGTGCGTCATAGTGACGCAGGGGGGGTGGGTCAAGGTGACGCAGGGGGGGTGGGTCAAGAGACCCCCCCCTTTAAGACTATAGAGACTAAGGAAGAGATCTTAAAGCAAACGGGTGTCCCGTTTGCCGACGAAGAAGAAACCTGGGACGACCCGCCGGAGGACGATGAGGAAGAGGATCTGAACCCGGACGGGGACTCCAGGACCGGGAAAGAGCGCCTCGCAGCGGAGAGGGACCGCCGGAAGAAGGGGAGGAAGAAGAAGGTTCGGAAGGCCTCCGGGTCAGACCTCGCGGAGACTCCCTCGGAGCGGTGGGAGTTCCAGGTCCACCGCGGTAAACCCGTTCGTACTTGGGGCGGGATAGACATCATCGGATACTGGGTAAGTAGGTTTCGGGAGGTTTGGCGGAAGGAGGACCCAATGTTCTTTGTCTCCGGTGTGGACGCGGTCTACGTTCGGAGGTGCGCCAGGAACTCGAAGCTGTTCGTCAAGAATCACCTCGGGGGGGACAACCGGAGGGCGAAGGAGGCCATAGACGGGATCCTGGAACACGCCAATGAGCGGGGTAGGCCGGTCTCCCTGGCTTACTACTTCACTCCGAAGAGTGACTCCGCGCTCCGGGAGGTCCTCGGGGAGCGCGGGTTGAGTAGACCCCCGCGGGAGAAGACGCTCCGGGAGATGAACAACGAGAGCGGGAGCAAGGATCTGGACTACTGGCGGGAGGAGTCGGAGCGCTGCAGAAGGAAGCGGATGGCGAAGCGTAAGAGAGAAGAGGCGAAGAAGAGGGCCGCGGGGGAGAAGAGGGCCGCGAATGGGAACTGAGCGCAATCTGATCCGGGAGTTGAAGCTCCGCTGCGGGGTTCCTCGCGCCTTCGCGGAGTTGGAACTCTCTGAGATGGACTCCGGTGGGGACGAGAAGTACCGGGAGGACCTCCAGGAGTTCCAGAGGATAGCCCGGGAGCGGTTGGACACCGGGAAGTTCCTGGATGATCCCCTCTCCCTTTACGTCTCCGGCCCGTTCGGGACCGGGAAGACCCGGATCCTAACCGGGCTCCTGAAGCGCGCCTACCAGCACCTCGTTTCCCGTCGCCCGGGACTGATCGCGCCGCGGACCTCCCCGCTCTTCGTCCGCGCCGCGGACCTCGTTGAACTCCGGTTTCGGAGGTTCGAGGAGGAGGAGGAGATGGAACTTCTCCGGGAGCGGGTGAAGAGTTCCGTCTTCCTGGCGATAGACGACGTGGGGCGGCTTAACGACTTCCGCGGGGAGATGAACTACCTGGAGCGGGTCGTGGAGGACCGGGTGGAGGAGGGTCTCTCCGTCCTGATCTCCTCCAACCTCGGGGGGCCGGAGCTGAAGAAGAGCGCTCCTCGCTTCCTGGACTTTCTCTCCTTCTTCGACGTCTACTCGCTGACTTGCGCGTCCTGGAGGGGTAGATGAGCCTGACCCTGGACGTCAACGTCGAGAACGAGCAGGTCGTAATTGGGGCGCTGATTAACGACCCGGAGGCGTTCCGGGACGTCCTTCCGCGCCTGGACCCCGCCCTCTTCGCGGAGGAGAAGCACCGGGCGCTTGTCTCCGCCCTCCGGGAACTCCGGAAGCGTGGGGCGGGTTACGCGGCGGACACCGTGGTGGAACTGACCGGGGAGGAGGTGAAGTTCAAGTACCTCCGGGACCTGGAAGAGAACTTCGGGGCGCTCCCGAAGGAGAACCTGAAGGTCCACCTGGAGGTCCTCCGCTCCAGCTCCGCGAAGTACGCCGCCTCTGAAGCCTTCTTCGAACTCTATGGCGCGTTGGATGACGCCCACGCCCCGGCGGCGGAGGCGGAGGCCGCGGCGCTCTCCGTCCTCCGGAACCTTCGGGAGCGTACCTCCGGAGGAACGCGCCTTCGCGGGGGGAATAAGCTCTTCTCCGACTGGTACGGGAACCTTGCGGACCTAGCCGCGAAGAAGACCCAGAACTTCGTGGGGACTCAGTTCTCGGCGCTGGACGCCCACCTCTATGAGGGACTCCGTCCCTCCAAGGTGGTGGTCATAGCGGCGCGCCCCGGGATGGGGAAGTCCACCCTGTGCTCCAACCTGACCCTACGCCTGGAGCGGGTCGGTCTTAACGTCCTCTCCGTGCCGGTGGAGGCGGGGACGGAGAGCGTGGTTGAGCAGATGGCGTGCTGTAAGGCCAAGGTCTCCGCGGAGAAGGTGATCAAGACCCCGGACGAGCTGACGCCCGGGGAGTTGATGTCCCTCCAGCGCGCGGGGCGGAAGATCCTGAGCAGCGAGCGGATCCAGTTCGACGACGAGATGGCGAGTCTGGACGACCTGGAGATGGCGGTGGAGGGGCGGGACTTCGACGTCGTGATCCTGGACCTCTTTGAGTACCTCCTCCAGGGGGAGCTAGACTCCGCCTTCGTCACGGAGCAGCTCCGGAGGCTGAAGCGGCTCGCGAAGCGGCGGAACTTCTGTGCGGTGGTAGTCCAGCAGATCCGGAGGATTAAGCGGAAGAAGAACCCCCGCCCTCTCCTTGCGGAGCTGAAGAACTCCGGCGGCTACGAGGAGGTGGCGGACCTGGTGATCCTCCTCCACCGCGCCGCCTACTACAACCCGGAGACGTGTGAGGAGGACGTCCTGGAGATGAAGATCGCCAAGCAGCGGCGGGGACCCCAGAACGTGACGGTGGGGTTCAAGTTCCACCCGGATATCTGCCGGGTCGGGGCGCACACGAAGGACTACGATGGGTCGAGCTAGGGACCTGGAGCGGACCCAGCGGCTACTCCGACGCCTGGACCTGGAGGAGGTCCTAGAGGAGGGCCTCGGGATCGACGTCCTCTGGAGGAGCGGGGCGGACGCTTACGCGGAGTGTCCGGACCCGGAGCACGTGGACGAGAATCCGTCTTTCCACGTCTGCGTGGAGGACGTCGAGGACTCTTCCGGGCGCTCGATGCTGGGGTGGTTTAACTGCTGGAGTCACCCGGATCCGGACGGGATGCGGGGCTTCAACTTCCTAGACCTCGTTGCCAAGGTCCGGAACGACCTCTGGGGGGAGCGGGAGGACGGGCGGTTGAACTGGCCGAACGACGCGCAGCGGGCGGAGGCCGCGGCCTGGCTCCGGGAGGAGTTCCTGACCGGGGAGGAGCGGGAATCTCGGGCGGAGCTGGCGATGCGCCGCCGTCGGAGGGTCTCCGCGCCGGAGTGGCGGGAGCTGCTCTTCCCCCCGAACGTCCCTATTGATCGGGCGGAGCCACGCTTCCGGGAGTACTTGGAACGCCGGGAGATCCCGCTTCAGCGCGCCCGGGAGTTGGACGTCCGGGTCGTCTACCACGCCGGGGAGGCGCTGAAGGGAGCTATCTCCGGGACGGTCCCGGGGGTCCTCTTCCCCATCCCCTGGGAGGGGCGGGTCGTGAACTGGTTCCTCCGCGGGGTGAACAAGCGGCTGAAGTCCCGGGACAAGGGGCGGTACTGCCCGGGCCTCCCCCTCGGGAAGGGAGCCGGGGTCCTCTGGGCTCCGGACGGGCTCCCGCCGGACCGGCCGGTGGTCCTCGTGGAGGGTATCTTCGACGCGGAGCGGGTCCGGGCGTTACTCCGACGGGAGGGTCTGGAGCGCTCCGTCGCCGCCGTCCTCGGGGGGCGGCTCTACCCGGCCCAGGCGCAGCGCCTCCGGACGGTCCCGTACCTCATCCACTTAGCGGACGGGGACGACGGGGGGTTAACCTTGGGTAAGACTGTGGATGAACAGGTGGGGAGCTTCACCCGGGCGGAAGTTCGGCAGCTCCCGGAGGGTACGGACCCCGGGGACGCGCCTGAGGACGTCCTCCTGAGGTACCTGGAGCCCCCGCGGAGCCGACTCGAGTGCAGAGTTCGGTTCCGGCGGACCCGGAGGTTGAGATGAGAGAGGAACTGGAAGAACTGAAGCGGGAACCGGAGGAGGAGGACACCGCGCAGCGGAGACCGCGGCGGACGTTCGTCACCCTCCCGGAGGTGGCGGAGGCGAAGGGGATCTCCCGGGTCGCCGTCCTCTACGCGATCCGGAGCGGGAAGCTCCCGGCCACCCGGATCGAGGGGCGGCGGGAGTGGATGATCCACGTCGAGGACGCGCGGAAGTACCTCTCCCTCCCCGTCCGCTCCCGCGCCGCGGTCTAATCGTGGGCCTCTGGGAGTTCGTCAAGCGGCACCGTTGGACGTTCGTCGCCGCCGGGGGCGTCCTCCTCCTGGCGCTCTCGGGTGTGATCTACGCGCTCGCGGTTCGACCGGGGGACCTCGGGTTTTTGGAGCGGGACGGCGCGGAGCTGAGGTGGGACCGGGCGGACGTTCCGGTCCCCTGCTTCTACGCACCGGAGGTTCCGGAGGAGTTCCTTCAGGTCTACGATCGGGTCCGGGAGGAGACCACCCTCCCGGGGGGCGCGCTCCTCTCCCCCTGTATGCCCTGGAGGCTCGAGACGCGCCCGGAGAGCCCGCGGACGGGCTTCCTCTACCTCCGGACCCTCCCTCCTTCTTCGTGGCCCTACGGGGCGTCTGAGGGCGTCACGGAGCACGCCTACGATAAGAGGACCGGGCAGATCCTGGGGGCTACGGTCTCCGTCCGCGCGGACCTCGTCACGGACTTCCGCCTCCCCGTCCTCAGGCACGAGCTGGGGCATTCGTTAGGGCTAGCTCACGACCGGGAGCGGTCCTCTGTGATGCACGAGAATGTCTCCTGGAGGGGTGGGTTTGGGGATCGGGATCTCGAGGCGCTCCGGAAAGCCTACCTAGAGTAACTTTCTTTTAAGTAATTCCAAGAACTTAAAGCTAATAATTTATTTTATATCTGGATATTTTCTTACTATATATTAAGATATTAATATGAGCCAAGGAGATAAAAAGATGGATACCCTGCTTTTGAAGGTTAAGCTCTCTACCCTGATTTCTAACTACGGGACCGCCTCTTCTTGGACCTCCCTTAAGGGCGGTAGGCTAGACCGGATGGTCTCCGCCGTAGTTAAGAACTCTTCCGCCGCGGAGGAGCTTATCTCTCTGGACGTTAATGATAATCTCTCCGCTTGTTCCTGGTTAGACCGTTACGCCGGTATCCTCCGGAGGGTAGCTTAGTTATAGCTCTAGAAAGGGATTAGAAATGGATATCGAAAAGGCGTTGACCCCTTCTGAGACCTGGGACCTGTTGAAGGCCGGGAAGCTCTACATGGACTTCGAGGGCGACGTTCCCCTCCACGTTTGGAGCGTGGAGAACGACCGCTTCTTCCGTTACCCCGGGGAGCGGGTCTACGTCGAGAGCGAGGACGGGTGGAAGACCCTTTGGGTCAGGCAAAAGGTGAGGTCGATCTGCAGAGGTGCCAGCGGAGACGGGGTTGTCTTGAACTTCAAAAACCACAACGGAGCCTCCGGGTGGTACCCGTGGCAGAACGTGCGGCTCGAGGTGGGAAAGTGAAGTATATCGGGTATATACGCGTATCGACGCTAGACCAAGCCCGGACGGGCGTCTCCCTCGCGGACCAGGAGGAGAAGATCCGTCAGTACGTGGCGCTCGCGGACGGGGAACTCGTGGACGTTATCCAGGACGGGGGGCGGAGCGGGAAGGACCTCGACCGGGAAGGGGTCCAGGAGGCGTTCTCCCGGGTCCTGAACGGGGAGGCGGACGTCCTAGTGGTCTACGCCATCGACCGCCTCTCTCGTTCCGCTCTGGACCTCCTGCAGCTGGTCTCGAAGCTTAGGGACGGGAAGCGGGGGTTCGCTTCCGTCCGGGAGCAGATGGACTCAACTACGCCCCACGGACGGTTCACGATGACGATCCTCGCGGCGGTCGCGGAGATGGAGCGGGAGATGATTCGCTCCCGCTGCCGCGACGCCTCCGCGCGCTGCGTTCGGGACGGGCGGGTCTGGGGGAAGGTCCCCTTCGGCTACCAGAGGGACCGGGGTGGGAAGCGCCTGATCGAGGACCCCGTCGAGATGGAGGTCCTCCGCGGGATCCTGTCTCTCCGGGACGCGGGGTACAGCTACGCGAAGATCGCCGCCCACCTGAACCGTCGCGGTCGGGGACCGAAGATCGGCGCGCGCTGGTACCCCTCCTCCGTTCGCTCCGTCGTACTGACCCACCAAAAGTACCGCGAGGTTCGTAGCTTACGAGAGGGTTGAGATTTACCCTTTACAGGAGTTAAAAAAGGAGATTTAATCGCCGGTCTGACCAACCGAGGAGGTCTCACCAAAATGGATAGTCGAGAGCTGGCCCTTCGGGCCTACCGTTCCAATCCCTCCAATTCCACCTTCCGGCGCGTCGAGTCGGAGTACCGCGGCTGGCTGACGACGGTTTCCGGAAGCGTCCTCCGGAGGTACCCAGGTTTGACCGGGGTCCGGGAGGACGTCTTGAACGAGGGCCTCCTGGCCCTCTCCCGGAGCGTCAGGCGGTTTCTCTGGTTCTGCGGGCGCTGCGGAGCGCCGTTCCTCGAGTTCTCGGACCTCCGCGCTCACGCCGCGGCGGAGCACCGCGTCCGCGGGGAGGTGGAGCTGGTCTCCCTCCGGAAGTTCGCGGAGCAGTCCGCCGGGTACGCCATGAAGCGGACCGCGCTCCGGCTCTACCGTCCGGAGGTCCCCAGCGAGTTCTCGGAGCAGGTCCCGGACGAGCGCTGGAGCCGGGACGTCCTAGACGTGGAGCTGCTGGTCCGGCGCGCGGAGCTTCGGATGAGCCGGGACGCCCTCCACCTCCTCCACCGCGTTCTGGGGACGCCGGAGCCGGATCCCCTCGCCCCGGAGGAGCCGGGTCTCCCGGAGCTGAGGGACCTCCTCCGGGACCTCCCTCAGGCTCATCTTGGTTATGAGTCCCCGAAGGAGGCGACATGTCGGTACCGGAACTAGAGGGACCTCGTTTCAAGCAACTGAACCTGAGCACGCTGCGGAAGACGTCCGCGGAGGTCCTGGGCTTCGAGCCCCAGGGTCGGAAGATCCGGGAGGCTCACGCGGAGGTGATGGCGGAGCTGGACCGCCGGAGGCACGAACTCCCCTACGTCTGCGGGCGGTGCAACTCCTCCTTGGACGGGGAGATGAGCAAGTGCTGGGCCTGCGGGTCCGTGATCCAGGACGAGGCGGAGGACGCGCCGCGGATGACCACTGAGGAGGTCGAGAGTCGCGCCGGGAAGCTGGGGATTGACCCTGGGGAGAAGGGGGAGGAGGAACTCCGCGCGGAGGTGGAGGCGGCGGAGAAGCGGAAGCGGAACCGCCGCGGGGACCTCGGGGGGATGGAGGCGGAGCGCCTGAACGAGCAGTTGACGGAGGCGATGGGGGACGGTTGGCGGAAGGATAGGACAAAGTTGTATATTTCCTATTTTGATCCAAGTGGTCAGAAGAGAATCGGAGTCTACAATCGTGGGCTTCAAGTACAATTTTCCGTCAATGATGGAGTTTTGGATCACTTCGAAAATTTGGAATTTTTGGACAAGGATGCACGACGCAGACGGCACACGGGGCGGACTAACTATATCTATGTTGGGGACGTCTCCCGCGAGGCCTTAGAGGTCGCTCTCTTCGTTCTACGCAAGTACAGCTGACGGGGCTTCTGATGAAGCCTGAAGAGACGCTCGTCCTCGGGGCCGGTCCCGTGGGCTTGATTGCGGCGGAGATCCTGGGGGCGCGCTACGTGGTGGGGAAGGATCCCGGGGGTTCCAAGACCCTTCGCAACCTGGCTCCAACCTACCTCTGGTGGACCCCCTCTGTGGAGCGCTTCCTCCTGGATCTTGGGCTGAATTGGGGATCTCGCTGGGTTAAGTTTGGGTGGCTTTGCTCGGGTGAGGTTAGGGACGCCCCCTCCGAGGCGGACTTGAAGAGCTATTACCGGCGTAGCCGCGGGGGCGTCTCCGGGAAAGTACCCTCCTCCGTGGCCTCCTCCGGGAAGCCGGGGGAGATCGAGGTCTCCAGCGTTCCCCTGGAGCAGATAATCGACCTTCTCTTGGAGAGGAACCTGATTTACGAGATGGAGGTGGAGTCTATCTTCCACTTGGGAACGGTGATCCGGTTCAATCAATCCCCGACGGTGGAGTTCCCCGCTACTACGTTGGTCAACACGCTCCCGAGGTCGGTCTTCTGTGAGATGATATTCCCGAAGATGGAGTTCCCACCGGAGGCAAAGGCGGGTTGGAAGACCTTCGTAAGTGGGGACGCCTACACTAGTGCGTTGGACCGGGTATGGGAGGAGCGGGAGCTTGACTTCCTCTACGTAGCGGACGAATCGCTCCCGTTCGAGCGCGTGAAGTTCCTGCATGATTCCTGGAAGAACGAGAGGTTCGTCTACGAGTTCAACGCGGTGTCAGTCCCGCCGGAATTCCTGGATCTGGTCCATGGGAAGCAGGTTTACTCCGCGCCGCTGCAGATCTCGGAGGTCTCCACCCGTCCCAGGGTGGAGGAGTTGGGGGGTAGGGTCCGGAACGTCGGGCGGTTGGCGCGGTGGGATCACTCTATCCGCCTTCACGACGTGATAGAGGAACTCTATCGCTGGAGGGATGTACGATGAAGGACGCGTTGGAGGAGATCTTCGAGACCCAGACCGCGTTCAACCGGAGGTTCTTCGCGGATCGTGGCTTGGACCTGGCGGAACTCTCCGGAGCGGACCGGGCGCAGTGGACGAAGCAATTCGTCCTCCACGTGGAGGGGGAGCTTCACGAGCTACTCCGGGAGACGAACTGGAAGATGCATCGCCTGGAGGGGAAGCGGGTCAACCGGGGGAACGTTCTGGAGGAGTGGACGGACTGCTTCAAGTTCCTGCTCGGGCTCGCCAACGTCTGGGGGTTCTCCGCCTCCGAGGTCCTGGAGGAGTTCCGCCGGAAGTCCCGGGTGGTGGACTACCGTTACGGGATGGAGCAGCGTCTCCGGGCGATCTCTCCGGGGAGTCCGGTGGTGGCGGTGGACATCGACGGGGTTCTGAACGACTACCCAGGTTGCTTCCTCCGCTGGGTTTCCCCCCCAGCTGAAGAACCGTTCGAGACGCTTGCGGCGCTCCGGGAGAAGGTGGGTCCCAAGCGGTACCGGGAGATCAAGGACGAGTACCGGAAGAGCGGGGCGAAGCGGGAGCAGGGGGTTCGACCCGGTGCGCGGGAGATGCTCAACGGACTCCGCGCCGCCGGTTACTCCGTGGTCCTACTATCCAAGCGTCCCTACTGGCGGTTCTACCGGATCTACGCGGATACGCTGGAGTGGCTGGAGCGGAACGGGCTCCGCTGCGACGCGGTCCTCTTCCACCGGGAGAAGCACCGGAAGATCCTGGAGGACTTCCCTAACCTTATCGCGATGGTGGAGGACGACCCCGCGGTGGCGCGGGAGATCCTCTCCATCGGGGTGGAGGTCTTCTTGGTAGAGGGGGAGCTGAACGTAGGGGCGGAGGTACCCGGGGCAAACAGAATTTCCAACGTCGCGGACGTCGTGACGGAACTGGAGGAGATTGGGTATGAGTCACGATAGAGTAGAGGAGATCCGGAAGTTGCGACGCCTGATGGGAACCGCTCCAGAGGCGGAGCCTGAGTTCGAGACGAAGTTCTACCGCGGGGTAGAGGGGATCCGCGTGAAGCTGGTAGATGGACCTCGGAACCCCTACCGGGCGATGTACGCGATGGGGGTCTCTACCTGGGGGCATATTCACTCTTTAGCTACTGACCGTTGGGAGGATACACCGCCGGAGGCCCGGGAGGCGGTAGTCCGGGCGGTCCTAGGGTTTAACGCCCTCCCGCTAGCGATGGAGGCCCCGAAGTTTACGTTCGAGGTCTATAACCTTACGCGGTGGAGCTTCGATCAGATCGCCCGCGCGCGGATCGGGGCGGTCTTCGCTTCCCTCGGGACGCGGGATAACAACCATTTGGGGATCCCCTTCCGGATGCACGAGGCGACTTGGAGGAACGAGTCGAAGCGAGGTCTCTTTGTGGGCAACGCCAAGAACGCCAAGGACGCGTACCGGACGTTGGTGGAGAGTGGGAGGGGGAGTTGGCAGGAGGCGCGGACGTTCCTCCCGATCTCGGTGGTCCATCGCTTCACGATGTCGATCAACTTCCTTGCCCTCCGGGGGATGTGCGCCCGGAGGATGACCTTCTCGGAGGCGGAGGACACTGTTGCGGTGGCGTGGCTCCTTCGAGACCGTTTGATGAAGGCGGACGCCTACCCGCTTCTCGCCGCCCATCTTCGACCCGCTTGTGACGGCGCGGGGACCTGCCGGTATCACAAGGCTCACACGATTTCAGAGGCCTTTGGGTGTCTTTTCAAGAGCTGTGGTCGACACCCGGTGAAGAGCGCCCCCGGGAACCCGGATTTCGATTACGAGTATGCGGACTTTAACGTCAGTTGTTCGGACCGAAAGACGATTCAGGATCAGCTGCAGATTTCGATCCCGGAGCGGACCATGGATCCTGACAAGGTGGAACTTACTTCCCGCGACCGTTTCCTCTTAGGATTTCAGGCTCAGAATGAGGAGGAGTTTGAAGATTGGAGGTGGTACGCGCAGGCGGAGAGAGGGGTGGATGCAAACCCGTTCCCCCTCCCGGATTCCGGGGCTGCAGTTGAACCGGTGGACCTCCCGTGATCCGCGCGCTGGAGGGGGTGAACTTCGTCGGGAAAAGTACGGCTACTAATCTTCTCTCTGTGGAGTTTGGTTTTCCTGTTTATTCGGATCCTGGAAGGCATGGATTGTTTGAAGATTGGTTAGTTCCGTTTTCTCCGCGTGAATGGCAGGTTCAAGGGACTCAAAATGCATTAGCTAGTACAGTGTTTTCCAACTGGGTAGACGTAATTTTGGATCGCTGGATCCTCTCGAATTTGGTTCACGATGAGGAGCGGGGATTGAAAATCCCGGACCGCGTTATCTGGAAAATTTTGGAGTTGACTGATAATGCGAGGGTGTACCTCCTACATGCGGATCTTTCGGTGGTGTTGGAGCGAGCGGAGGAGCGTGGTGTGGTAGTAACTGATTCGCTCCGGGATACGATATTCAAGCGGGCAGAAGCCTTTCTTCGTTGGGCCACCGTTTTGGATTCTTACTATGGGGTCGAAGTTTATCTCGTTAACGCAAACTGGAGTAGTGGAGAGGTTTTCGATGCGATATATCGTAACTGGTAGCAGTGGGATGCTGGGTCATGTCTTGGACGAGACCCTTCGGTCCCTGGGTCACGAGCGGTTGATCCCGAGCGGTCGGAACTGGAAGAGCCCTTCCACCGGGGAGATAGAGCCGGACTTCCGGGACCCTGTATATCTTCGTTGGCTGGAGGGGGCGAACGTGGACGTCTTCTTCCACGCCGGGGCGTTGGTGGGGACGACGCGATGTGAGGCGCACGCGGAGGATGCCTGGAGCTGCAACGTCGAGGCGGTCCGGAGGATCGCGGATATCCTCTCCCGGCGACGGATCTACACCGTCTTCTACGCCACTGCTGCGGAGATGGAGCCGGGGGAGTATGGGTTGGACCGGCCTATCGACGTGGGACGGACCCCCCGGAACCCGCTTACCCGTTACGGGATTACGAAGTTGGCGGGGCGGGAGTTGATGGAGGTCCTTTTCCGGGAGCGTGGTGTGGAGGAACTCCTTCTCCAGGTCTATCCTAGCTTTGGCTTCGGAGGGGCGCGGGACGGGAACTCCTGTGTGGCCGACCTTCTGAAGTGTGCCCTCGGGGTTTATGACCGCAGACCCTTCCTCCCGCTCGCCCCGGAGAACATCAAGGAGGTCACACCGCACTCCTACATCGCGGAACTTTCCGTCCGCGCCGCGGAGCGACGTCTCTCTGGGAAGATTCCTATCGCGTCTGGGGTCTGGACCCGTTACGCGGAGATCGTGGAGATGGTCGAGGATGTCACCGGGGAGAAGTTGGACCCGGAGTGGCGTGCGGACCTGGACTACAAGGGGGACTTCTTACATGTACGGGAGGACGTCTTCTCCTTGGCAGAGGATCTGGGGGTTCCGGTCCTGACGCGGGTGGAGATCAAAGCGGCTCTCGTGGATGAGATGAACGGGATCCTGAACGCGGAGGGTGCCGGGGTGATGGCGAATCACGAGTGGCGGTTCGCGGAGAAGCTTGTGGAGGCGTTCCCGGGTTGGGAGGGACGTAGATGATTAGATATTTGAATAAATTAGTTGAAGTATTGACTAATTTGGATAACGAAGAGCGTATTGAGGCTTTGAATTTGGTAAAGACGGAGCTTCATAAAATTTCTCCTTTCAAGGCGGAGCCTGTGGATTGTGTGCTTTGGGAGCGTACTTCTCGTGTAATTGCTAACGATTACAATCCTAATGCTGTTGCTCCTCCGGAAATGGAGTTACTTCGGATTTCGATAGAGTCGGATGGATTCACCCAACCTGTTGTGACGGATTTCAGTGACGAGTCTGAGGTGTTTGTGGTGGTGGATGGATTTCACCGTAATCGAGTGGCTCGAGAGTGTGAATCTGTGGTGGATAAGTTGGGTGGTTACCTTCCGATAGTTCAGATACGTGCTGATCAGAAGGGGCGTTCAGATAGAATTGCTTCGACGATTCGTCACAATCGCGCAAGGGGTAAGCATCAAATCGCAAAGATGTCTGATATTGTGATTGAATTGAAGCGGAGAAATTGGTCTGACAAGAAGATAGGTCGTGAACTTGGGATGGATCCTGATGAGGTGTTGCGATTGGCTCAGATTACTGGGTTAGCAGAAGCGTTTCGGGACAAGGAGTTCACTCGGGCCTGGGAGGCAGATTTGAAGTTGGATGACGAGTTGATCGAGGGATTGGTCGAAGAGGTCGACTTGGATGAGTAGGTTGGAAACGATAGATTTTGAGAGAGTTCAACCTGGTAGAGTTTACTTTCATTACTTGGATTTGGAGGAGTATCACGCCGGGTTTTGGAAGTCTGTTTACAATCGGGATATTAAGGCGCGCTTGACTGCTACTTCGGTTAAGATTTTGCGGGATCGGGATATTTTTAGTGGTGCAGTTCAACGTGTGATAAAGGAGTGGCCAAACTCTTGTCTAGCGGAATTTACTGCTCCTGGAAATCACAGGGCTTGGTTGGGTCAGGCTGCGTGCTGTCTCGTTGCTGGTGTTCCGGAGAACCTGACTCGGTTAGCGTGGTGGAAGTTAACTGAGGTCCAAAGAATCGCCGCTAACGATATTGCGGAGATTGCTATTCGAGATTGGAGGATAAGACGTGTTGAAACGAAGACTTGAGATCAACGTCTTGGAGGCAGCTCGGGAACGGATAGCGCGGGTTTTCGACGATTTTGAGAGAATTTATGTGGCGTTTAGTGGGGGTAAGGACTCAACTGTGATGATGCACTTGGCGTGTGAAGAGGCACGCCGTCGGGAGTGTAGAGTTGGGATCTTAATGGTGGATTTGGAAGGTTACTTTGAAATCACGGTGAAACACTGCGTTGAAATGTTTGAAATGTACGCGGATGTGATAGAGCCGTTTTGGATTTGTCTTCCGATTCACCTTCGTAATGCAGTGAGTGTGTTTGAGCCGTTTTGGGTTTGTTGGGATCCTAAAGCAGAAGGGGCTTGGGTTCGACGACCTCCAAAGGAAGCGATTGTTGATTCAGGGTACTTTCCTTTTTTCCGTGAAGGTATGGAGTTTGAGGAATTTGTGCCGCTATTTGGGGATTGGTACGCAGATGGGAAGCGGTGTGCGTGTCTTGTGGGTATCCGCACGGACGAGAGTTTGAATCGCTTTCGAACAATTGCGATTTCCCAAAAGGAGAGATTTGAGGGTCTTTCTTGGACGACGAAGATCACCAAGGATCTCTATAACGTATACCCTATTTACGATTGGTCTGTTGAAGATATTTGGGTATATCACGCGAAGTTTGGAGATAAGCCTCACAATCGGCTGTACGATTTGATGCACCAAGCGGGTATGACGCCTTCCCAGATGCGAATTTGTCAACCTTATGGAGACGATCAAAGGCGTAACTTGTGGCTATTTCACATTATCGAACCTAAGACTTGGGCCAGGATTGTTGCACGTGTGAATGGTGCTAATGGGGGAGCACTTTATATTCAGGAGTGGGGAAATATTAATGGTTATCGAAAGATAACTAAACCTGTTGGGCATACTTGGAGAAGTTTCTCAGAACTCCTCGTGGCTTCGATGCCAGAAAAGTCAAAGATTCACTATCGTAACAAGATCCTTCTTTTTGAAAAGTGGTGGACAGAGCGTGGTTACCCTGAAGGGATTCCTGATGAGGCGGATCCACGAATGGAGGCTAATCGCAAAGCTCCAAGTTGGCGGAGAGTATGTAAATCGTTACTTAGAAACGATTATTGGTGTAAGGGACTTGGATTTAGTCAGCAGAAGAGTGCTGCCTACAAGGCTTACTTGGAGTTGATGAAGCGGCGGAAGAAATCTTGGGGTGTCAGTGATGTTAAGTTGGGGTTTGTATGAGAAGTCCACGTGTTAAGAGACTTCAAGAGAACGGGTTTCGATCTGGAGCTTCTCTTGTAGCTGATGCGGACACTCAGGCGTTTGCGGAGGATCAAGTAGAGCACCGCGCGCAGTACCAGCAGACCGCTGCGTCCGTGGAGGAGGTCAAGGACAAGCGGAGCGTTGAGGACCTCCAGGACGCTACGGACTTCGACGACTTGAAGAAGGCGGCTTGGACCTTCAATCCGGGGACGGAGTACTACCACGGGTGGTCGGAGGGAAACGACATAATCTTACTTCGGAGGGATCCGGAGACGGGGCGGCGGATCCGGGAGATTCACCCGTTTGAGTGGTACTTCTACGTCACTCGGGAGGACTATGAGAGTGTACCCAAGGATTCCTGGGATTGGCTCTGTAGTTGTGGAACGCTCGCGGAGAAGGTGGTTCCGGACGAGAACTATCCTGATTTGTACTATCGGGTTTACGTAAAGAACCCTGTTCCGAAGTTGGATAAGAAGAGGATCTTTTCGAATGTCGGAGATCCGGATCGTGGTGCGAATTGGGCGATTCCTTTCTATCGAGGTGAGAGTTCAAGATCTATCAGATGGCCACGGGACCGGGAGAAGTGGACGAGAGTTCACAAAGTGATCAATTGGTGTGAGCGAAAGGGAGTGACACCGTTGGAGGCGGATCTTACGCCGAAGCAGCGGTTTCTCACGGATTACGATATAACGATCACTCCGAAATTTCGGATAGGGTTCTTCGATATTGAGACGGATGACTCTGTTGGAGGGTTCGATAAGAAGGAGCAGTGTCGAATTCTCTCAATAGCTTGGGAGGGGGACCGCTTCGAGGAAGATCCAACTGATTGTGGATTCTTGTTGCTACAGGAGGAGACGGACGAGGCTGAGAAGAAGTTGCTTTTGGAGTTCAAGCGTAGTTGCGTCAATAAATACGACGTATTGTCGGCTTGGAATGGGACTGGGTTTGACTTTCCTGTTCTATTCTATCGGTTTTGGAAGCACAAAATTCGAATCGACTGGCGTTATCACCTCTTTGCAGATCCGCTTCCTATCTTCAAGCGGCACTACGTTAGAGCCGGAGGGGATGCGATTTCCTACTCCCTTGATTCTATCGGGGAGAAGGTTCTGAAGATGAATAAGATCGACTGGAGGACGATCTTTCGGAAACGTCACCCTGGGGTGGTCCCGAAGTTCATCAACCTCTACCGGCACGACCCGGAGCTTTTGGAGGAGTACAACCGTCTGGACGCCACAATCCTCCGGAAGCTGGAGGCGTTCACCGGGTTCGTGGCGATCGAGCAGATCTTCTGCCGGATTGCGAACGGGTTCCCGAACGATTTTCAGATTTCGACTAAGGTGGACCAGCTCTTACTGAAGAAGGGGTTCAAGGAGGGGCATCACTTCCCGACGAGATACTGGTCTCCTGGTAAGCCGGAGAAGTACGAAGGAGCTTACGTATTTCCGCCGGTTCGCGGGATGCACCGGAACGTTGCCGCGTTTGACTTCAAGAGCCTGTACCCCTCGATGATCTCCAGTTTCAATATCTCCCCGGAGACAATCGTGAAGGAGGAGAACAGGGCGGATTTTGAGGAGAAGGACCTTTGCAGGATCCCGGAACTTGATTTGGAGCGGGAGGACGGGGACGGGGAGATAGAGGTCTTGCAGAAGGGTGGTTCCACCTTCAGGTTGGACAAGCAGGGGTACCTCTCGCAGATGTTTGAGCGTACTTTGATGAGGAGGAAGAAGTACCAGGACCTTCAGAAGGAGCGTTTGAAGGTCACCGGGACGACTCAGGACGATCTCTTCCTCCTCTACTATCGCTTGGCTTACTCCTTCAAGCGGTTGGGGTTATCCTTCTACGGAGATATCGGGAACTCCAGGTCCAGGTTCTACGACACTGAGGTGGCGGAGGCGATCACTCTCTCTGGTCAGTTCTTTATCAAGGAAACAGCTAAATACGCCCAAGAGTGCGGAATGATTCCACTTTATGGGGACACCGATTCCATCTACGTCCAGTTAGCACCTACTGAACAGGAGTGGGATTCGCAGGAGGAGCGGATCGCGGAGTTGAACGAAATTGGGGAACGCTTCGTGGAGTATTGTCAGGAGCGTTATCTGAAGATCCTCAAGGAGCACAATTGCAACCTGGATTGGAACCTTATCTTCCTGGAGTTCGAGGACACCTACGACCGGATTTTCTTCATCGTCAAGAAGCGGTACGCCGGGAGGATGCTCTCCCACAAGGGGGGGAAGACGGACCACGTGGAGGTCAAGGGTCTCGAGGTGATGCGGAGCGATTGCTCCGGGAAAACGCGGGCGCTTCAGCAAGCGGTGTTGGACGGAATTCTCATGACGGGGATGACCGCGGAGCAGCTGGAGCGGGAACTGATAGAGCCGGAGTTCAACAGGTGCGTCTCCGGTGAACTTACCGTGGACGAGGTCTGCATCGGGAAGGGGATCTCCAAGGAGCCGGAGAAGTACAAGACGACCCCGCTCCACGTGGCTTTGGCACAGGAGATCAAGGACCACGGGCGGGAGTTCTTCGTTGGGATGAAGGTGGAGTACGTGGTCACCGGGGTGAAGCCGAAGCTCCAGGGCGTGACGCGAGAGGAGTACGAGGACTCGAACGGGGAGTTGGTTTACGACCCGGAGTACTACTGGGATCGGGTGGTCTACCCCGCCTCGATGAGGATCCTGGAGGTCTGTTACCCGGAGAAGGACTGGACTCGCTGGAAGGTGGCGGACAATCGGAGGCGGCGGAAATTGGTGGACCGCTACAAGATCTGGTTAGCTGACCCGAAGCGGGTAGAGAAGGCGCTCCTCCAGATCCGGGAGAATAAGCGTGGACTCCTAGGACCGCCGGAACTGGCGGAACTCCGGACCGCGCCCCGCGTCCGCATCTTGGATAGGAGTGAGGGATGAAGCGCGCAAGGACCAAGAAGCTCAGCTCTAAGGCGGCGCTGGAGGAGCACCAGAAGCGGGGGGAGCGGTTCGGCTTCCTCCGGCAGCGACTCGCCCGGGTGGACGTGGAGGAGGTCTGGGAGACCCTGGAGGAGGCCCTCTCCCTGGGGGAGGGGCGGGGGAACGCGGAGCGGATCCTCCGGGCGCTGGATACGACGGAGGCCAACCTCCGGCGGGCCGGGATGCTCCTCCAGGTCGCGATCGAGGAGCTGGACGAGTTCGACATCCACTGGAGGGCCGCTTACGCGGAGTGGTCCCGGCACGCGCGGGACGCGCTGGAGCGGGACAAGAAGGAGAAGCGGATGTCCGGTCAGATCACCACGGAGGTGATCGAGAACTGGATCGCGGAGAACCTCCCGGACTACACCCAGTGGAGGCGCGCTCGCCGGGACCTGGAGCGCAACCGGAACTTGATGAAGCACATGTTCGCCGCGTGGGAGTTCCGCTCCGCCTCTCTTCGGAAGCAGGCGGATCTGGTGGAGCGGAGACGCGGCGTGGACACTAATATGCTGCCCCGGAGGGGCGAGAGCAAAGGAGAACGACGTGGGACTGAGTAAAGAGCAGCGCCTGGAGCGGGCGCGGAAGCGGCACGAGCAGCTCCGGAAGGCGACCAAGACCCGGGGTCTGACGGACCGGATGGACTGGAAGCCGAAGTCGAAGATCGTCCTTCACCCGGATTCAGACATCGTGGACCGACTCCGCGTCTGGTTCCCCGTCCTCCTGGAGGACGACGAGGAGAAGGAGGAGAAGCGCGGGAAGAAGGGGAAGAAGGGGAAGAAGGGGAAGAAGAAGCGGAAGAGCAACGTGGTTAACATCCCCTTCAACGTCCCGGACGACCCGGCGCTATGCCCGTTCACTCAACTCCGGGAGAAGCTGGAGGAGGACGAGGAGATCGACGAGGAGGATACGGTCATCTCCGTTGGGAGCGGGCGGGACAAGGTCGAACTCTGCAAGGGGGAGATCCTCGCCTGGGACGGGTACGACTTCCGGAAGAGTTTGAAGCCCCAAGCGGACTTCGTCACCGTTGCCGTGAAGATCGAGGACGCCAAGAAGAATCGCCCGGATACTCTGAAGGCGGAGACGCTCGCCGCCGCCAAGTCCCTTGGGAACGAGATCCGGAAGGAGATCGAGAGCGAGGTGGACGAGGGCGGAGAGGAGGCGTCCCCGTTCTTCGTTCCGTACCCGTTTCTGATCAAGTTTGATGAGGCGGAGCGCGGGTCTGACATGTACTCCGCGCGGGCGATGTCGAATAAGGTCTCCGAGGTAGAGGAGGACGTGGAACTCCAGGAGATCCTGAACGCGGAGCCTCCTTCTCTGGAGTCCGAGTTGGAGTTGGCGGACCTCGAGAAGTGCGTGGAGATGATCAACGATGCCATCGTGATAGATGGACTCTCCGTGGAGCTGAAGGGGGAGGGTCGGAAGCGCCGCAAGAAGAAGCAGGAAGAGCAGGAGCAGGAGGAGGAAGAGCCGAAGGAGGAGGAGGTCGAGGAATCGGAGAAAGAGGAACCGGAGGAGGAAGAGCAGGAGCAGGAGGAGGAAGAACCGGAGGAGGACGAGGAGGAAGAGCAGGAGCAGGAGGAGGAAGAGCCGAAGGAGGAAGAGGAGGACGAGGTAGCGCGAGCGGAGAGGATGCTTGCGGAGGCTAAGGCAAAGAAGGAGGCCAAGGCAAAGAAGGAGGCCAAGGCAAAGAAGGAGGCCAAGGCAAAGAAGGACTCCGAGGCAAAGAAGGACTCCGAGGAGAAGCCGAAGAAGACCGCGAAGCGGAAAAAGAAGGTCGAGAAGAAGAAGGTCGAGAAGAAGGAGGACGGGGAGGAACTTGGTTGGGAGCCGGGGGAGGATGAGGATTTCGACATCTGTCCTAAGTGCCGGAAGAAGGTCCCTACGGACGCGATGGAGTGCCCTCACCCCACCTGTGATGCCGTCTACGCCCCGGAAGATGGGGACCCGTTCTAGGGATGGCGGAGAAGAAAACCCGGAGGACTAAGGCGGAGGGGGGTTCTCCTCCGTCTAAGTCCCCTCCGGTCTCGAAGAGGAGCAAGCAACTATCCCGGGCGATCCGCTCGATGGAGGGCTTTCAGATCTGGTCGGAGGTTCCGCCGCCGCTGGTCTGCCCTACCAGGATCACCTCCCTGAACCGCGGGATGAAGTGCGGGGGGATCCCCGGGGGGATGCTCGGGGTCCTCCACGGACCGTCCCAGGGTGGGAAGACGCTCCTCCTCGCGGAGATCCTCTACTCCGTCTGGGCCTCTGGGGGCTGGGGACTCTTCGGGGACGCGGAGTGTCGCGGGGTGGACCTGAAGTGGTTCTCCACGATTTGCGGGTCCCTGGACGAGGTGGCGTATTGTAAGCCTAAGACGTTCGAGCAGTTCATCGCGCAGGTTGAGGAGTTCCGCGGGAAGTTCCGGGTAGCGAAGGAGAAGGGGGAGGTCCCACCCGGGGCGTTTCTGGGGATCGGAATAGACTCCGTCAACCGGCTGACACCGCGGACGGAGCTGGAGGAACTTCTGAAGGGGAAGGTGGAGGCGCGGGGGTACCCGCTCCGGGCGCTCCTGACCTCGAAGTGGTTGGACAAGATCATCCCGACGTTGGAGCGGGACGAGATCCTAGCCTGCGTGATGCGGGAGGGGAAGAAGCTGGACGCGATGCCCGGGCAGAAGACCTACACGGTCAAGGGCGGCGTTGCGGCGATCTACGACGGGGGTTGGATCCTCCGGGTAACGTCCGCCACTAAGATCCGGGCGGAGGACAAGGGAGAGAAGAAGGGACCTTTGATTGGGGAGAAGCACGAGATCGAGGTCCTGAAGAACTCCCTGGGGCCGCACCTGGAGGAACTGGCTTATTTCTACTCCTCCGTCGGGGCGAAGAATCAGACCCCGTTGGGGTTGGACTTCGCGCGGGAGGTCCGGGAGGAGAGTCTGACCCGCGGCTTAGTGAAGTACAAGGCGTCGAAGGGGTACTTCAAGGACGGGGAGGTCATCGCGGCTAGTAAGAGGGATTACCTCAAGTGGCTCCAGTCTCCGGCGTCGGACGGGGAGCTAAACTGGTACAAGGTATCGGAGGAGCTGAACGGTGAGTTCAACGAAGAAGGGTAGTACTGCGGCGGGGAGGTTAGCGCTGTTTACCGCGGCGCTGAATTACGCCAAGGACCTGGGAAGGGCGGATCCACTGGACGTGAATCAAATTTTGGGGCGTGTAGTCCGGGCGGTCAATGGAGTTGGGGACTTCCCGGAGGACGACCGGAAGCTGGTGAAGCTCTCCGCCGCCGCGGTCGCCTTCTACCGGGAGGTCCGGCGGATCTGCGCCGGTCCCGTAGAGTTGGATCTCCGGGAGGAGGAGGTCCTTCAGGCGGTCCTCCAGCACCTCCGGGAGGCGGGGAACTGAGATGAGGCTCCTGGTCAGCGGGGACAAACACTTGGGGTTGATCTCGGACGGGATGGAGCGCCTCGAGGAGCAGGCGCGGGTCCTCCGGGGGATAGTCAAGACCCTGCTGGAGGAGGACCCGGACGTCTTCGTGGACCTCGGGGACCTCTTCCACGTCCCGAGACCAAGTCCCGCCGTCTACGTCCTGGCGTTGAAGTACTTCTTCGAGGTGAACTACTGGGCCTCCAGGAAGGGAAGAAGGGCCTTCTTCCTCGCGGGGAACCACGACAAACCGACGCGGGGGGACGTTCACGCCCTCTCTCCCCTGAAGGAGGTCTCCGAGTTGTTGGACTGGGGGGTCTCCAGTCCCGTGATAGACCTCCCGCTGATGGTGGAGGGGCGGAATTTGAACTTGATCTTCCTCCCGCACGTGACGGACTTCGAGGCGCTAGTGAACAGTGTTGGGGGGAAGAACGCGGAGGAGTACCTGGAGGAGTTCGCGGAGGTCTCCCTCCGGGATACGGGAGTGAAGAAGATCCTGGTCTTCTCCCACCTGGAGGTCCCCGGTGCAACTGCTTCCGTGGACGAGACGGTGCAGCGGGACGTGGGTCTCTCCGTTCCGCGGTCCCTCTTAGAGGCGGAAAACGTCCTACGGGTCTACGCGGGTCACATCCACCGGTATCAGGAACTGGAGAAGGTGACCGTGGTCGGCTCCTCCATCTACGTCGACTTCGGGGAGGCGGATGACCCGAAGGGGATGATCCTCTCGGAGGTGCGGACGTGAAGAAGCTGGTGGAAGAGAAAGAGACCCAGCCGGACCGGGTCTGGATGACCCTGGAGCGGAAGTACCGGGTCGCGCAGTACGAGAGCCTTCAGGTCTCCCTCGGTGCTTCCTCCAACGTGGAGCCGGGGGAGAACCTCTCCGCGGCGCAGAAGCGGGTCTTCTCGCAGCTCCGGGAGGACTTCTACGACGTCGTCGACGTGATGAGGGAGGCGGAGGGGATCTGATGCCGCGAAAGAAGAAGCTTCGGAAGACGCGCTCGGAGGTCAAGGTCTCCGGGATGAGAGTTCGGTCCGCCGCGGAGGTGAGCTGCGTCTCCGGGCCGGTCTCCAACCGACTGATCCGAACCGGCGCGGACCCGACGGTGGAGGTCACCTTTGAACTTCCCGCGGACTGGGACGGGAAGTTCCCCCTGGACCCCGGGGCGGTGAAGGGGACGCGGGTCAAGCCGGTAGTGGTCCTCCCGGAGGAGTTGGTCTCTGGGGTAGATAGGCACGCTCTGAGGACCGCCATCCTGGACGCCGGGGCGCTCTACTGCAAGGTCCCCTTTCTCCGGGTGATCCGGAGGAAGCAGACGCGGGACCGGAGGCACGCCCCGGACCTCCCCCTGGAGGAGTCCCTTCGGATCTTCGCGGAGGAGACCAAGACGGAGGATCCGGAGGAGGTCGTAAAGTTCGCGGCGGCGCTGGCCCGGGAGGCGGACGCGGGGGCTACGGAATGATCTATAAGACCGTCAGACTGAAGAACGCCGGACCCTTCCTCGCGGACTGGGAGGTGGAACTCCCGGAGGGGCCCACCGTGGTGGTGGCCCGGTACGAGGAGAGCGAGGTCCGGAGTAACCGGGGAGGCAAGTCCTTCTTCGCGGTGGACTGCCCCCTCTACGCCCTCTTCGGGCGGTTCCGCGGGAGTAAGGTGGACGAGTTCCCCCACCGCCTCGCCCGCGGGAAGGAGGAGTCCTGGGTGGAGCTGGAGGTCACCTCCAGCGACGGGCGGGACTGGACGGTCAAGCGCGGGAGGACCGCCTCCGGGGACCCGATCCGGGAGCTTAACGGGAGTCAGATCTCGGAGAAGGACCTCCTCCGGACGGTGGAGGATGAGATCCTGGGTCTGAGTTACGAGGAGTACGTCTCTACCAACGCCTTCGTTCAGGGGGAGATGCACGCCTTCATGCAGAAGACCCCGGCGGAGAAGCGGAAGCTGGTCTCCCCGTGGTTCAAGACGGATCGCTGGGTCCCCCGGGTGGAGCTGGCCCGGAAGAGACTGAAGGCGGCTCAGCGGGACCTCCGGGTTCTGGCGGAGCGGGAGGCGGAGGAGCGGGAGGATCTGGACCGCCGCGCCGGGGCGGAGGAGGTCTGGACCTTGGCCGCGGCGGAGACCGCTGAGCTTCGGGAGGACTTGTCCGCGGTTTTGGAACGCGGAGGCACCCTGAAGGCGGACCTCGCCGCGCTGGAGGAGAGTCGGAAGAACCGGACCGCCCTGGAGGCGGAGCTGGAGCGCGCCCGGGAAGAGGCCGCGGAGGAGCGGGAGGCCGCGGAGGGCGCGGTGAGGTCCTCCGGAATGGCCCTAGATCGCTCCAAGGAGGCCCTGAAGGAGGCCCGGGTCCGGGAGGACCGTCGCCGGGTCTTAGAGGGCGAGGTGGAGCAGCTGGAGGCCCTACGCGCGGACCTGGAGGGGACCCGGGGGGACCTCCGGACCGCGGAGCGGGAGGTGAAGGAACTCTCCGCGCAGCGGGAGGTGCTACTGAAGCAGTTCCGGGAGCTGAAGGACTCCCGGACCGGGGTCTGCCCCGTCCTCCGGGAGAGCTGCGACCGGGTGGAACCGGACCCCGCCGTCCTGGACGGTCTGAAGCGGGAGGGATTGACCGCCCGTCGCGCGATAGAGCGCGGGAAGAACTCGGTCTCGGAGTTGAAGTGGAAGCTGGAGAACGTCCTCGCGGAGGTGAGCGAGGCGTCTAAGGCGGAGCAAGATCTCTCCCAACTCCGGGAGGAGGTCTCCCTGGCGGAGGCGGAGCGGAACTACGAGGAGGCGTCCCGGAGGTTTCAGCGGGACAAGACCGCGCTCTCCAAGTTGAAGTCCAAGGGGAGCGCCTCCACCCGCGCGGTGAAGCGGCTCTGCAAGGAACTGGAGAAGCTCTCGGAGGTGGACGACTCCGGGCTTTTGGAGAAGGCGGCGGCGCTCCGGGAGGAGAAGTCGCTCCTGGAGGTCGAGATCAAGGAGGCGGAGGCGCGGGAGGTGGACGCCCTGGGTACCCTGAAGCGCTGCGAGCGGGCGGAGGTGGAGCTGGAGAAGATCTCTCAGGAGCGGGAGGAGACGCGCCGGAGGGTGAAGCTCCTCGCCTGGACCTCCTACGCCTTCGGGGCCGCGGGGATCCCGAGTCGGGAGCTGGAGAACGCCTTCGGGGCCGCGGAGGACTCGATGAACCGGGTCCTCTCCGGTATCGGGACCCCGCTCCGGCTCTCCTTCTCCCCCACCCGGGAGTTGAACGACTGGGAACCCGCCTGTCTTGCCTGCGGGGAGACCTTCGAGAAGGGGGAGCGGACGCACGTCTGCAAGGAGTGCGGGACCCCGCGGCGGAAGCGGCGGCGGGACGAACTCCGGTTGGAGGTGGAGGACGGGGGACAGGAGTCCTCCTTTGATCTGGACTCCGGTGGGGGGAAGGTCTTCCTCTCCATCGGGGCGCGCTTGGGGCTCTCCGCCCTCCCCGGTTCTACTAGGGCGGTGCGGTGCGAACATATCCTGATAGATGAGCCAGACGGGGCGCTGGACGAGGTGAACCGCGCCGCGCTCCACGAGTTGATCCGGAGTCGGATGGCGGAACTGGGGATCCGGCAGGTGATCCTGGTCACCCACGCGGACGTCCGCCGGGAGTTCTCCTCGGTGGTCACGGTTCACCGCTGGGAGGAGGAGGACCGCTCTGCGGTCTGGAAGGAGTAGAGAGAGATGGACGCTTCTGTGAATAAGGTCATTTTGATCGGGCGGCTGGGAACGGACCCGGAACTCCGGTACTTTGACTCCGGGAAGGCGCTCTGTAACTTCTCCCTGGCGACTAACCGGAGTTGGAAGGACCGAAACGGGGAGAGTCAGGAGCGGACGGACTGGCACCGTATCGTAACCTGGTCGCGACTTGCGGAGAACTGCTCCAAGTACCTGGAGAAGGGAAGGAAGGTCTTCGTGGAGGGGCGTCTGGAGACCCGGAACTGGGAGGACGAGGAGGGGAAGCGTCACTACATCACGGAGGTGGTGGCGAGCAATGTACTCTTTCTCGGCGGCGGGAGCGTTAACGAGGGACCTCCTCCGACGCAGGAGGAATTGGACGAGGACCTTCCCTTTTGAGACTGAAGCAATCCATTTGCCCGGGGTACGTTTGGGAGGACCCGGAGGGTCTGCACCTGATCGCTTGCGGGGACTTCCGGGACCCGGGCCTGCTTCGCGGGCTCCTGAAGCGGTTCGGGGAGGAGGAGTTCCAACTCACGCTCGCGGATCCTCCCTACGCGGTGGCATCGGAGAAGCAGCGGATCCAGTTGGAGGGGCGTAAGGACCAGTTCCTGACGGAGAAGTGGGACCTCCTGACACCGGAGGAACTGAGAGACCTCCTCGTTCGTCTGTGTCTGGAGGTCACGCGGGTTACTCCCGCCGGGAACGTCTGGATCTGGACCTCCGACTGGTACGTCTCGGAGCTGAAGTGGGAGCTGAAGCGTCTCGGACTCCGGGTCTGGCCCACCTACGTCTGGTGCAAGTCCAACCCACCTTGGCAGGTCCGGAAGTCGAACCCCGCCTCCGCCTGCGAGTTCCTGGTGATGGCCAGCAAGAAGGGGAACTATTTTGAACTAGACGCCCTCCCGAAGCAGCGAAACTGGTTCGTTGCCTCCGCGTCCGGGGAGTTGGATTACTCCCCTGCGGTCTCCCCCTACTGGGTGGAGCGCCCGGTGGTTCACGCCGCGGAGCGCCTCCGGAAGGTGGGGGAGAAGGAGTTCCTGAATCGCGCCCAGAAGCCGCTAGACGTGACGGAGGCCCTTGTTCGCGCCGGGTGTCCGGAGGGTGGTTTGCTCCTGGACCTCTGCGGGGGGACCGGAACAGGGTTACTCGCAGCGGAGCGGACGGGTCGCCGCTGCGTCTACGTGGAGAAGGACCCAACGCAGGTGCGGGCGGCGGGACGCCGCCTCCTGGAGGAGCGGAGGAATGGTTAAGAGACTCAGGGACCCCGGGTACGGTCCCTTCGTGGGGATAGACCAGTCCGCGCGTGGGACCGCCGCGGTCGCCATCGTGGACGGGAAGATGGCGGGGCTTTTCTTCTACGCGGACACGAAGACGAAGGCGGCGGAGATCCGTAAGTCTTTAGACTCTAAGGATATCACCGTATTGGATCCTATAGAGGTGAAGGCCGCTGATGAGTGGGGTCGAGTGGAGCGACTAGCTCATTTACGGGGGTGTCTCCGCGCCTTTCTTCGAAGATGGAATCCCGTCAACGCTGCCTTGGAGGATTACGCTTTATCTAGGAAGGCATTCGTTCACTTCCTTGGGGAGGTGGGTGGCGTCGTTCGATTGGAGTTTCGAGCGGCTGAGATCCCGTTCCGGGCTTACGACGTGCAGGCGGTGAAGATGTTCGCCACCGGGAGGGGGGACGCGGAGAAGGCGGACATGGTTCTGGCCTGCCGGGACCGCTGGGAGGGTCTGAACTTCCTGGAGTACGGGAAGACGGAGAAGGCCGCGGGGAACGTGGCGGATGCCTACGTCATCGCGCAGCTCCTCCGGACGGAGATCCTCATTCGCGCCGGGGTGGTGAAGCTGGAGGATATTCGGGAGGAGGAGCGCCGGACCTTCCTCCGGACTACGAAGCAGCGCCCGGTGAACATCCTGGACACCCCGTTCGCGGTGAGGGCCAGCTGATGACCCGCTACTTCGACATCCCCGGGGGGTTGGTTCTAGAGCTAGAGGACGTCCTGGAGGGGATCACCGGGGACTTGAACCGGGAGATGGAGAAGAATCTCCGGGAGGTGGTGAAGGACGTCTACCAAGACGGGGCGGCGGACCTCTCCACCGCGGTGGTCGAGGAGGCGCTGAACGTACTGGACCTCCCGTTGAAGTTGCTTGTGGACGAGCTAGACCGCGCCGGGTGGGATTTACGCAGGCGGCACCGGGGCGGTAGGATGAGGCGCGTGAAGAAACTCGCTTAGAGAGGAGGAGATGTTATGTCAGAGTTGCTGCAGGAGGACGCGAATCCGGAGGAGGCGATCGAGTTCGCTAAGGACCTCCTGGACGACATCGAGATCCTGAGGGAGAAGGAGGACGGAGGGGAACTCCCCTCCTACGCCCGGGACTTCGCGGATGAGGTGGACGAGAAGGTGGAGGGGATCCTGGACTGGATGGACGTGGAGTCCCACGTGACGGAGAAGCAGATCTCCACCCTGAACGGGATCCGCGGCGGCGTGGACCGTTGGTTGGGTAGGTGAGATGCTGGCGGGACTCCTCCTCCGGACCGGACTCCTCCTCTCCCTCCGCGGGGAGGTCCTGGAGTCCGGGCTCCTTTCCTACTACTGGCCCGGGGACTCGACGGGGACGGGTTCCGTCTTGGCGTGCGACCGTCCGAAGCGGCGGAGGTTCTACCGGAGGGGGAGCGTTCACGTGGCGATGCGGACCTGGTACCGCCTGGGGTGCGGGACTGAGGTCCTTCTCTGCGCCTCGGACACTTCTCGCTGCGCGCTGGCTCCCGTCCTGGACTCCGGTCCCTGGGGGATCGTCCGGGGACCGCTCCGGAACGCGCGGGCGGAGGGGCGCTGGAGGCGTCCCCGGAGCGCGGTGGAGGCAAATACCTGGCTCCGCGCCCTCCCGGAGGGGTGGAGGTTTCGCGGGGTTGCGGACCTCTCCGTAGCGCTCTGGAAGAAGCTCGGGAGACCGTTGCCTCTGACCCAGATCTCGATCTACCGCTTGAGGCGCTGAGGATGTATTGCAAGATGGACCTGGACGACGCCTTTGTCATGGAGCGGATGGAACCGCGGACGCGCGCTTGCGCCTGCAAATCGGTCCCGGTTGCGTCCTCGACTTCCTACGGGTGCGTCTGCCCCGTTTGTAGATCTGAATGCCGGGAGTGCCCCGGGTTCGGTTACGCCGCGCCTCCGAAGAAGCGGGTTCATCAGATCCTCTCCCGGGTCCGGGGGCAGATCCGCCGCCGGATGAGAATTCACGGTAGACCACCGGGGTTCGTCCGTTTAACCTTCCTGGAGATCCGGCAGCTGCTCCGGAAGCGGAGCGCGGAGGAGGCGGATCACTGGATCCGGGACTTTGTGGAACCGGGTCCACCGCTAAGAGTTTACGACGTGATAGTGGTCACAGATCGGAGAAGAGAGGAATGAAGCAGGTAACGCAGTATACGACCGCGGAGGCCCGGGACTTCTTCGAGCGCCTCTCCACCTACAGCGCGGAGTACGTCCGGGTCGCTATCCCGAAGATTCACGCGCACTGGCCCTCGAGCAACTACTACGACGAGTGGAGGTACGATCACCCAATCGGACACGTTCTACACTACACGGCGGGGACCTCCTTCGCGGGGACGGTCCGTCACTTCGTAACCCAGCACCGCGCCTCCAGTCACTGGGTGATCGGGAAGGCCCTGGACAGACGCTTCGAGCAACTCCGGTTGAACCTGGACCTAGACTTGGCGCTCCGCTCGGAGTGCGTCCAGATCGTACCCCCGGACCGACCGGCCTGGCACGCGGGGTGGGTCAACCGAATCCTCGCGGGGACGGAGTTGCGGAACGCCGGGATCCTCCGCCCCGTCCCGAAGGGGAAGCCGGTTCACCCCGGGCGGATCTCCCGGGGCGACTTCTTCTCCTGCGGGAAGTACGAAGTCGAGGACCTGGATTTCTACTGGTGGCCGGGTGGTTGGAGCACGCCCTTCCGCGGGGAGGTCCTTCGGGTGAAGACCCCGGGCGGCGTTTCCTTTTGGGAGACCTTCTCCCGGGGGCAGCTCTCCACCCTTGTCACCGTCCTGCGGTACCTGAACTCCCTCTACCCGGAGAAGTTGGACCCGGTCTGGACGCTGGCTCACCACAACCTCGACCCCGGGAAGAACGACGTGGTCCTACCTCTCCCCCTGAACGAGATCCGGGAGTCCGTCCTCTTCTCCAACGAACACGTCGACGAGTTGGACTGGCTCGCGGAGTACGACGACTTCGAGGACGACTTCGAGGACTTGGACGATCCGCTCCTCCTCCGGGAGTCGGACGACCGCCAGCGGGACAGAGCGGAGGAGGACCTGGACGACTTCGACCCGGGGGACATTCGCGGGAAGGTGGACACCCCGGAGGAGACCAAGGAGGCGCTCCGGCGGTTCGCCTTCTGGACGGAGGAACCGCAGGACGTGGTTCGCTCTGTTCGGATCTTCCAGCGCGGTCGTCGCCTTCGGGTGGACGGGGACGCGGGACCGGAGACCAACGGACGCCTGGAGCGGGAGCTGAAGGAGTGGCGGATCCGCTGACTCATCTCGGTTAGGAGTAGACATGTCGAGCGAACTCTTCTACGTCCGCGTCTACCGCCCCTCTGAGGTCTTCGAGTGCGAGGTAGAGGTGGACCCGGACCTGATCGGCCTAGACGACGAGTCGGAGGCGGAGAACACGGACCCGAAGCGGGAGGCGCTCCGGCTCGCGTTGAAGCAAGCCAAGTCCGGTCGGGGGAAGCAGGTTCCCGGGGCGGGGGAGGAGTTCGTCGCGCTGATCTGGAACGAGGAGAACGTCCTCTCCACCCACACCCTCTTACGGTCCTCCGAGAAACTCCGGAGATTAAAGGAGATGACGGAGGATCCCGTCTACGGGCTGATGCCGGACGTGAGATTGAAGTTCCTGGAGATCTTGAACCCGCTTCTGGGGGAGGTAGAGCGAGATGAATCCGAACACCGGGGGACTATACCCGATAGAGAAGGACGAGAACTGAGTGGAGAGGTTCCGGAAGCAGTCGGAGAGCCTGAAGGAGGCGCTCCGGCGGGCGCGGGAGTCGGAGGACCGCAGAGCGGCGGACAGCGAACCGCTACCCGGAACCGCCGTCCCCGCCGAGTGGCCCCGGTTCAACGTCGGAGACGAAGTCGGGCCGGTAAAGGGGTGGCTGATGACGGTTGAGTCCATCGACGTCCTGAAGCAGACGATCACCCTCCGTCCCTCCCGGAAGGCGGGTCGGAAGAGCAAGCGGGGGAACCGAAGGAAGCGGAAGCGGGGGCGTAAATGAGTGAAGACCCCAGAGACCCCAGAGATCGCTACGTGACGGTTTGCGCAGCGTGTCTCCGTGCTTCCTGCTGGCAAGGTCGCTTCTACTGTGACACCGCGCGGGACGCCGGGACTCGGGAGCTTTCTGTCTCTCATCTGAAGAGGTTAGACCTGGAAAATCCTGAGTACTGGGAGGAGGATAGAGATGAGTAAGCGCGTGATCGTTACGGGCGGGTGCGGATTCCTGGGTTCCCACGTCGTCGACGAGTTGCTGGAGAGGGGTCACTCCGTGACGGTGGTGGACAACCTTTCCTCCTGCTGGATGGAGGAGTCCGGGGGAAATCCAACCCCGAGGTTTCAGCGGGATGAGGCGGAGTACAACTTCTTCTGCATGGAGGAGGGTCGCTGGACGCTTTTGGAGGGCGTGGCGGAGGCGGAGGCGGTTATTCACCTCTCCAAGCGTCACCCCCTGGAACCGGAGCGCCCGTTGGTCACTTCCGCCTGGAACGGGTACGTCTCCGGGGGGATCTCCCTCCTGAACTTCCTCTTGGACATCCGCGCGCCGTTGAAGCGCTTCGCGGCGGTGGGGACCGCGGAGGCGTTCGACGCGCGGGGTAGACCCGCCCCGTTCTTCCCGGTAGAGCGCGCGCTGAGTTCCTGGCTGGAGCACTGGCACCGCCCACCCGCGCTTGGGGCGTACATGGTTAACTTCCAGGAGTTGACCGGGGAGAGAAGACTCCCGGAGGCGGGGGAGGTGGGTCCGGGGTACTCCGCACCCGTAACTTGGGCCGCTCGAGAACTGGCGGATCTCGCGGACGGGACGCGGAAGCATCAGAAGGCATCGAGACTCTTCCCGATATACAAGTTGACGGAGTTATGAGTAAGAACGGGTACGCCATACTCCGGACCTCCACCCTGGCGTGGCTTCTGGAGCAGTCGAAGTCGAAAGTAGGGGAAGCGCCTCATCAAGTCCTCTCGGAGATTGCGGAGTTGGTGGAGAACCCGAAGGTGGAACCACCTCCGGATCTGGAGTTGGAACTCCGGGGATCCGGTCCGCTCCTGACGGTAGAGGAGCACGTCTCGCTCCTGGAGGACGCGGACCTGGGACTCCCGACGGATCGTCACGGTGGAAGCTTCTGGAGGCTGGTGGTGAAAGTCTGTCACGAGATGCTGGTAAACGAGGCGGAGGCGGCGCGCCGCATCTCCGCGGACGGAGGTTAGAAGAGATGAGCAAGGACAAGTTGACGCGCACGGAGCTGGAGCAACGGTTAAGGGAGATGGAGCAGAAGGTCTCCCACATCCGGGTGCTAGCCGCGGAGCTGGAGGGAGATAAGCGGAAGAAGTTGGCGGCGGAGGTGGAGCGCCTCGCCGCGGACGTGAAGACCGCTTTGGAGGGGTTCTCCGGTTTGTCGGAGGAGGTCCACGTCGCGTTCAAGCAGTTGGAGGCGTTTGGGAAGACCCTGAAGCAGTTGGTCAACTCCGTCAACTCCAACGCCGTCATGTTGAACGTCCTGGAGACTTGGATGGATAAGAACCACCCGGACTGGGACGAGGGGACGAGGCAGGAGGCGGAGATGCGCTCCAATCTCCTGAAGGAACGCGCCTCTATCGCTCAGGAAGCGCAGAAGATGGGCAAGGAGAAGGCGCTCTCCGGGGAGGAACTCGAGGAGCGCCGGAAGAAGGCCGCACGCCTCTGGGAGATTGCGAAGATCCTGGGGTGCGAGGGGAACGACGCGCCGATGATCCTGGCGATGTACCTCCAGGCCCGGGACGTGGAGACCGCCGCGGAGTTTGTCAAGGAGGTGGAGGAGTCCGAGGTGGAGGTCTTGGAGGAGGTCCTCCCGCTGATGAAGTCCCTCCTGGAGAGACTGGAAGACCTCCGGAATGAGGTGAAGTTGGAGACCGGGAACCTGAAATCCGTTCCTCCGGTGGATTCGGACGCGGAGGAGGCGGAAGCCGCGGAGACGCTCCGGGAGATGAGGGAGAGTCAGGCGAAGGCCTCCTTCGAAACACCGGAGAAGAACGCCTAGCATCCAGGTGGATCCCTATTTTGAGGATCCGGTAGAGTGAGTTTCTTCGAAGCGAGACCCCTCTCTTGAGTAGAAGGTTCATAGCCAGCGGACGTCGCCGCGCCGTTGCCCCGAGAAGGAGTAGTCCCGGGGATCCTCCCGGGTCCCTCCTCGGGGAGAAGCGGATCTGCTGCTCTTACTGTGGGGAGGAGTTCCCCGCCTCCAAGTTGAGGCAGGTCCCGAAGAACGTAGACCCCAGCGCGCCGCGGCGGTTCGTCTGCCTCGACTGCTTGGGTCCGGAGGAAGGTTCGAATGAGTAAGGTCATTTCCGGGGTGTACCTGGACGGTATAGTCGAGGAGGCGGTGGAGCGCCTTGGGAAGTTTCAGACCCGAGACGCGGAGTTCGAGGCGCGCTTCGGTAAGTGGACCCGCCCGGAATTCGCTAAGCGGTATCCCCTGGAGGCGTGGGTGAACAAGTTCATCCACTTCTCCCCGGTGGAGGAGGGGATCATCGACGTGAAGCCTTTCCTCCTCCGGATGGCCCCTGAGGACCGGAGGATCGCGGGGGAGATCGCTCGCTTCGTCTCGGAGGAGGTGGAGGGTAAGTGGGCGACGGACTCCACCCTGAAGATGTTCCGCCTGAGCTTCGCCCGTAGGTTGGACGCCTGCGGTTTCTGAGAGAGGAAGGTCAAGTTGTCGGATTCCACCGTAGTGATAAAGGGTGGTCAGGTTACGTGCAAAAAGTCGGACTCTGGCGATCCAGACTCCGCGTTCATTCGGAGGTACTTCACCGCGGAGGGAGAGAGTCTAGAGGACTCTCTCTGTCTCAGCACGAAGTACGTTACGAGAACCGCTTCGATCACGGGGGCGGACGGGGAGGAGGTCTTCCGGCAGGAGAACGTGGAGGTCCCGGAGGGTTGGAGCCAGCTCGCCACCAACGTGGTCGCCTCGAAGTACTTCCGCGGAAAGCCGGGGGAGGAGAACCGGGAGTCCTCCGTTAAGGGGATGATCTCCCGGGTAGTAAAGCAGATCTCCACCTGGGGGACGGAGGGCGGATACTTTACTTATCAGGAGGAGAAGTTGACCTTCGAGGCGGAGATGGCGCACGTCCTCCTGAGGCAGCGGGCTACGTTCAACTCCCCGGTCTGGTTCAACGTGGGAGTGGAGGCGGAGCCGCAGTGTTCCGCCTGCTTCATCAACTCCGTGGACGACACCCTCTCCTCTATCCTGAAGCTGGCGCGGACGGAGGGGATGATCTTTAAGTACGGCTCCGGAGCCGGGGTCAACCTCTCCCCCCTCCGCGGGGCGAAGGAGGGTCTCTCCGGAGGGGGGAGTGCCTCCGGTCCGGTCTCATTCATGAAGGGGTTCGATGCGTTCGCCGGGGTGATCAAGAGCGGGGGGAAGACGCGCCGCGCCGCGAAGCTGATCTGCCTTGACGTGGACCACCCGGACGTCCGGGAGTTCGTCACCTGCAAGCTGGCGGAGGAGGAGAAGGCGCGGGCGCTCCGGGAGGCGGGGTACTCCGGGGGGATAGAGGGGGATGCCTACGCGTCGGTCTTCTTTCAGAACGCTAACCACTCCGTTCGGGTCTCCGACGCGTTCATGCACGCCGCTGTATCCGGGTCTTACTGGGACCTAAAGTCCCGCCGGGACGGGGAGAACGTGGAGACGGTGAACGCCTCCGAACTTCTGGACCTCATTGCGGAGACCGCCTGGGCTTGCGGGGACCCGGGGATTCAGTTCGACGAAGCGGTGAACTTCTGGCACACCTGCCCGGGGCGGGGGAAGATCAACGCCTCGAACCCCTGTGGGGAGTTCGTCTTCCTAGACAACTCCGCCTGCAACCTGGCCTCCCTGAACCTGGTGAAGTTCGAGGACTCGAACGGGTACTTCGACTCCGCGTCGTTCGAGCACGTGGTCCGGTTGATGACCGTGGCTCAGGAGATCCTGGTGGACAACGCGCGGTACCCCACGCCGGAGATCGAGTCTAACTCCAAGCGCTTCCGTCCGCTCGGGCTCGGGTACGCCAACCTCGGGGCGCTCCTGATGCGGCGGGCTCTTCCTTACGACTCCGAGGAGGCGCGGAACTACGCTGCGGGGATCACCGCTTTGATGACCGCTACCGCCTACCACGCCAGCGCGCGGCTGGCGCGCCGGAAGGGACCGTTTACGGGTTACGACGCGCGGGAGATGAAGCCGGTCCTCCTGAAGCACCTGGACGCGATTGGGAAGCATCGGAGCGTACCCGGGGCTTGGGGAGAACTCCTAAAGCGCGCGGAGGAGACGTTCTCCCGTGCGCTCCTGATCGGGGACAACTACGGGTTCCGGAACGCTCAGGTCACGCTCCTCGCACCGACGGGGACGATCGCGTTCATGATGGACTGCGAGACGACCGGGGTAGAGCCGGACCTCTCCCTCCGGAAGCGGAAGTCCCTCGTCGGGGGCGGGGAGTTGATCTACTCAAACGGATCCCTGGTGCGTGCGTTGGACGTTCTGGGGTACGATTCGACGGAGGTGGAACTCATCTTGGAGCACCTCGGGGAGCGTGGGACCCTAGTGGATTCGGAGGTCCTACCGGAGCACCTTCCGGTCTTCGACTGCGCGCTACCCGACGCGGTGGGTCGCTCTATCCCGTACCAAGGGCACCTGAAGATGCTCGCCGCGGTCCAGCCCTTCCTCTCCGGTGCGATCTCCAAGACGGTGAACCTCCCAGTAGACACTAAGGTGGAGGACGTACGCGCCGTCTTCGTCGAAGCTTGGGAGATGGGGCTAAAGTCCATTACCGTCTACCGGGACGGTTCGAAGGACGCGCAACCCGTGGAAGCGGTGGGGAAGACCTGGGAGGCTCCCCCACCCGTGAAGTTCTCCGGTCGGGAGAAGCTCCCGGAGACGCGCGCCTCCCTGACTCACAAGATCGACATCTCCGGGCACGAGGGGTACGTGATCGCCGGGATGTACCCGGACGGGCGACTCGGGGAGGTCTTCGTGGTGATGGCCAAGTCCGGGAGTACGGTCTCCGGGCTCCTGGACGCCTGGGCGACGGCGGTCTCCATCGGGATCCAGTACGGGGTTCCCTACGCGGTCCTCCGCGAGAAGTTCTCGAAGACCCGGTTCGAGCCCGCGGGGTACTCCAACCGCGGGCTGGTGACCTCCATCCTCGACTACCTCTTCGACTGGCTGGAGGAGTGGTTCCCCGGGGGGAAGCGGAAGTTCTCCCGCGCGGAGGACGGTCCCCCTCGGGAGTTAACGGAGGCGGCGCGGACGCTCGGGGACTCCGGTCCCCCCTGCCCGGACTGCGGCTCGATCATGGAGCCCTCCGGAGCCTGTCACCGCTGTCCCGTCTGCGGGTCCTCCTCCGGTTGCGGCTGAGAGGGGGCTTCTAGGGTATAATTCAGGTAGGAAGGGGAGAGAGATCGGACGCCCCTCCGTTCCTACCCGCGGACCTCCGCGGAGACGTCCATGGGCTTTCTTCCTTTCCCCGCCGTTACAGCCTCTCTCCTCAGTGAGGTCCGCAACTTCATCTTGGATAGTAGTAAGCACAAGGGTGAGGGTTCCCGGGTAACGGATCCCCCCTCCTGATTCCCGGGAGCGCCTCGCCCACTTTTCTTCTGAAGGGGGAACCTTGAAAGACCTGAGAACGAAGGTGGAGAATAGCCTGGAACTCCCCGCGCAGTTAAAGCCGGAGGAGGTCGAGGCGATGCGCCGCCTCCAGCGGGAGCTGGAGCAAGCCGGGTACGCCGTCCGCCAGTTAGCGTTAGCCCCCGGGGGGAACCCCCTCGCGGTTGTGGCGCGTAGGGAAGACGGGAAGCAACCGCTCCGGACGCTGATCGCGGCTTGCCGGACCCTCCTCCGCGCTTCGGAGGAGATCTCCCTTGGGGAGCGTGGGATCTCCGCGGAGGAGGCGGAGACCTTAGCGGCGGCTCGTCTGACCCTTCGTCAGACCCGGCAGCTCTTAACCGTGAAGCGGCGGGAGACGGTAGGGGCTTGCGCGCACCGAGAGATGGCGCGCGCGGTGGAGAAGTCTGAGGACTCTAAGGAATAAGTAGATTTCAACGTGGGGAGGAGATATGCCGTTAACTACAGTACTCAGGATCCTGAGTGCGAAGCTCCTGACCCTTCCCAGCGAGTTCTGGCATCCGGCCGGAGACGCGGCGCGGAGCGGTGCTGACGCTCTGTACGAGTTAGGAGAATCGATTACGTTGGAACCGCGCTGTTACAGGCAGCGTCTGGTTCGAGGCGACCCGGGTGGTCAGCTGAAGAAGTCCCACCCGGGATCGTCGTTTCTTCTGCAGAGGTAGCTTTGGAGATGAAGAGCGTAGAACTCGAATGGAGGCTAATCTACTCTATCGTCGTAGCGGGGAAGTCCGCCCGGTTCGCAAACAGAGTGGTGCGGAATCTTCGCGGGTTCGTACCCTTTCTGACTTCTCCGGTGGAGTTCCTGTCCGTTAATCCCTACGTTCTGAAGGAGTGCAAGACGGGACGTTACTTCGTTTTGAACAGCGCTCTTCTCTATTTGAGGGAAGACATGCACTCCTTCACTTTGAAGGAACGGCTAGATTTGAGAAGGTGCAACCCGGAGAAGTTGGAGAAGATACCCGGAGTGGGGCCGAAGACGGCGCGATTCTTCATCGCCTGGACTCGTCCGAATGCCCGGGTCGCGGTCCTGGACCGTCACGTCCTCCGGTGGCTCCGGGAGAACGGGTACCCGGACGCGCCGAAGAAAACGCCCACCGGGAAACAATACCTGGAGTTGGAGCGTGCCTTCCTGAAAGAGGCGAAGAAGCGGGGGAAGACGCCCCGGGAGCTGGACCTGGAGATCTGGAGCGCGGCGGCGACCGCGCCTAATATAGCGTAGGAGCATCTGGATGAAGGACGCGGAGAAGATAGTGCGGGCGGTCGCGGAGCTGGACGCGGCGCTGGACGGACTGGACAACGCGGAGGTCTACTACGCCCTCGCTCAGTCGAAGCGGGTCCCCCCGGGGCGGGGGATGTTCGCACAGCAGAAGGCGGAGTTGGAGGCGTTTGAGGACGGGCGATTGATCGGAGCGGTGGATGTGAAAAATGAAACGGGGATGCACCCACTCGTAGATGACGTAGTTGATACTCATAATACCTCCGTCGTTAGGATACCTCGGATCCCACGCCTCCCCTGGGACCAGTTCTTCATGCTCCACGCGCACCTAGCGGCGACCCGCTCCACCTGCGACCGGGGGCCGGAACTCTACTTCGACCCGGGGCGGCGCGGGGTTGGGGCGGTCATCGTCCGGGAGAAGCGGATCGTCGCCGGGGGGTACAACGGGTCTCCGCCGGGGCAACCTCATTGCTACGCCCTGAAGTGCGACTGTTGCGGGGTAGAGTTTCCGGAGAGTCACATCGAGAGAGCGGGTTTCGTAGATGGGCAGAGATGTCCCGCTTGCGCGCCCGGGAAGCTTTTCGGTGGGCACCTCCTTCGGGACGGTCACTGCGTGAGGACGCTCCACGCGGAGGAGAACGCGCTCCTCCAGTGCGCGCTGGACGGGGTCTCCCCGGAAGGAGCTACCGTCTACACGACCGCCTCCCCCTGCTGGGACTGCGCGAAGCGCCTCGTACGGGTCGGGGTCTCCCGCCTCGTCTACTCAGCGGAGTACGGTTCCCGCTACGGACTCTCTGAGGACGCCGAAGGTCTCCTGGAGGATGCCGGGGTGGAGATGGAGCACCTGGAGGTCTCCCTTTGAGGGACTACCGAACCGCGCTGATCGACGGGTCCGGGTTCGCCAAGGCGGCGTACAACCCGATGCTCCCGGAGCAGGCTCCCCACCGCTTCCTCCTCCGGATCTTCAAGGTCAACGCGGAGTACCCGGGGGTGAAGATCACCGTGGTCTGGGACCCGCGGGACAACAAGTCGGAGCGGCTGAAGCGCTTCCTGGACTATAAGAAGCGGCGGATCGGGAAGTCCTCCTTCCTGAAGGACGAGAACTACCTCCTGATGCTCCGGGAGATCTACCGGATCCTCCCCGCGCTCGGGGTCTCCCAGGCCTGGGCGGACGGTTGGGAGGCGGACGACGTGCTCGGGACGCTGGCGCGGAACGCCCGGGAGCGTCCCGTCCTCGTTCTGACGCGGGACAAGGACATGCTGCAGCTGGTCCGGGAGGACGTCCACGTGCTACTCCGGAGGGGAAGCGCGGAGCGGATCTACACGCCGCGGCGGATAGAGCGGGAGTGGGGCTTCCCGGCGGAGGTCATTACGGACTGGAAGGCCCTCGCCGGGGACACCGGGGACGATGTCCAGGGGATCCCGGGCCTAGGAGAGAAGGCCGCGACCGCGATCCTCCGGAGCAGACCCTCCGCGGTCCGCTCTATCCTGAACAAGGCGGACCCCCTGACACCGGAGGACCTCCCCGGGGACCTCGGGATCGGGAAGCGCTTCGCCAACCTCCTCCGGAAAGCGGCGGCGGATCCGGAGCGCCTCCGCTTGATGAGGTGGCTGGTCTCCCTCCACGAGGTGAGACCCACCTTCCGGAGGGCGAAGCGGGACCTCCGGAGAGCGAAGCGGCTGATGCTCCGGTTGGAACTGAACAAGCTAACGGCTAGACTTCGGGAGTTCGAGTAGGAGGAAGAGAGGTATGAAGAGCTGGCTGGACGAACGGGAGGAGTATCAAATCTGGGCGGAGGTGGAGGAACCCATCGCGGTCCTGGAGGACAAGTCCGCGTGGTACTGGACCGCCCTCTACGTCCTGGGGGTGGTTTTCACCCTCGGGTTCCTTCTCTTCGGGATCTCCCTCCGGAGGTTTCGGGAGGACTTCGCTACTACGTTGATCACTCGCCAGGGGTACCCGGCGCGTTGGGCCTCCCTCTCCCGGCGGGTGGTGGTTCACGAGGGGAGGCACACGACTCAGGCGACTTGGTTCGGTTGGCTCTTCTTCCCGATAGCCTGGACCTCCCGCCGCCTCCGGGCTTGGTTAGGGGTCCCGGGGTTCGCGGCGGTCTACTTCCTCCTCCCCGTTCCCGTCGGGTTCGCTCTTGGGCGCTTCTTCCTGGAGCTAGACGCGGACAAGCGGGCTTGGGCTCGTTGCCTCTCGGAGCAGAGTATGACCCCGGCGGACGTGACCTCCCACGCGGAGCGGAGGTGGAGAACCCTCTCCGGGGGTTCCTACTTCTGGGCGGTCCCCACCCCGTTCGCGCGGTACTTCTACCGGAGCGCGGCGAAGCGCTCCCTGGTCAATTGGAGGGGAGAATGAGCCTAGAGCGTAAGATCCAGATCGGGGCTAAGGTGGAGTTTCGGGTTTCCTTTCACCGCAGGGCGATGGTTCGGGACCGGGTGTCGGAGGGTAGTAACCCGGACTGGACGGAGGCTTGGACGGAGGAGTTGATCCTCCAGGACGAGGGTTCGGTCCTCTGCGCGGGGGACGCCTTCGAGGACGCGCTTCCGGACTTGAAGGGAGCCGGGACCGTTTCCCTGGAGTGCGCGCTAGCGGACGCGCTGGCGCGGACGGGGGACGGGGACGTTCGGGAGGAGATGAGGGACAAGGTGGAGCGCGCGGTTGACGCGTTCGAGCGGAAGGACGAGCCCTCCTGACTCTCATCCTGATGGAAAGCGCGAAACCTCATTTAGTACCGTTCCAGCGTAAGTAACCTACACTACGCAGGAGAGGAGACGCGCAAATGTCCGATGATTACACTTACCCGCTTCCCCCGAACCTTTTCGACGGGCAGTTGGGTGCGATGGCGACGGAGGAGGGGCTCGTCGACCTTCTGAACGAGCTGAACGGTCGAATCGCCCTCCTGGAGGGTCCGAAGGTGGACGTTTGGGCGAACGGGTTGATCGGGGACGACGTCAACTTCGACGGGCTCTCCGAGGAGACCCCGGTCAAGTCCCTCTCGAAGCTCGCGTCGATGCTTCGTTACTTCGTCCAGGTGAACGTCGCCGCGCATTTGACCGGGGACCTCTTCGAGGACGTTGGGCAGGTCTACTTCGACCTTCAGCCCGCGGCTGGCGTGAAAGTGGTTATCGAGGGGGAGAACGAGGTGACGGTCCTCGACGACAACGGCGGGAACGACTACACCTCCGACGCCGCGGGAATCAACTCCATCGGGGTGACGGGGGCCTTCACCCCAACCCCGGCACCCGGTTCCAAGTTCACCCAGTGGCTGGAGATGAGGACCGGGGACACCGCGGGTCAAGTTCGGACGGTACAGAAGAACACGGCGGACTTGGTCACCCTGCATCGGGAGTTCTCTCAGATCCCGGCGGTTGGGGACAAGTTTCGCTTCGTGCGTCCGAAGACGGAGGTCCGCAACGCCTCCGTGGTGATCCAGAACCGCGGAGCCGGAACCGTCTACGTTCAGAACCTGTACTTCGGAGCCACCGCGACGGCGAACCTCATCGTTCAGTTCTCCAACCCGGTGAAGCTCTCCCACCTGATGAACAACTCCTCGAACCTCAACGCGTATAAGTTCGAGAGCTGTAGGTTTCCGGAGTTAGGAGACCGTCTCATGGACACGGAGACGTATACCCAGAACGATTCCCTTCTCGGGAAGAGCTGCGGCGTCTCCCAGGGGAACGGGGGATCGTTTTTTGGGTTTTACTTCCTGCTCAATTCCGTCTGCCGTGCAAATGCTTGCGTGGGTTGGGCGATAATTAACTTTAAGACACAGGCGGTGCAGATCGGGAATGGGTCCAAGTCCCTCTTCGAGCTGTTGAACGGTTGCCCGTTCAACGGGTTATCGACCCCGAATATAACTACTAACGCGGGCTACGCTACGACGGAGATTGGTGGTCACCCGGTCTACGGGGCGTTCGGGGGGATCGATATGAACAACTCCGATCTCTGTATCGGGGACGGGGTGGATATCTCCGGTTCCACCAATGGGATCCGAGCGATCTACTCTCAGCTCCGCATGCACGAGGTAACGGGCTCGAATACCGCGTGTGGTGTCCTGGCGCAGCACTTGACTTCCATCCAGGTCCGCCCAACGAAGACTCCGACGCTCAGTGGAAACGGTGGAACCGTAGACGTCTCGGTGGACGGGGCGACGGAGGCGGTGGACTGGCCCACCATAATCGCATCGGGGTTCACGGACGCGACCCAGTTGATCCGGGCCGGAGTCATTGCGGTCCCGGGTGACTAACAATTAACCCCTAAAGCTCCGCTCCGAAGGGGCGGGGGAGGAGAAGAGAGATGGCTAATTGTCTAGGTTGCGCTCAGGAGATCCAGGTCGAGGCCCGGGAGTGCCCCCGCTGTCACCGGAAGGGATGCGACCAGTGCCTCACCCTCCACGGCCGTGGGGACGGGACTCAGCACTGCGAGCGGTGCAAGGCGGAGGACGAGAGTGCTCTGAATCCGGATGCTCACGCGTTCAATGGCACCGTCCCGGAGTAACCCACCTTCGTAACCTCCCGGAGACTCATCTCGGTTAGAAGAGAGGGTGAAACGGGGAGGTACTCCATTGTCAAAACGGAAGTTACCTAGTCCAGGGGAGGTCTACGCGCTCCTATCCCCACGGTTCCCCCCGGGGTCCGTCTTTCGATTCGAGGAGGGATTGCATGTCCTCTACTCCGCCGGAGCCCGGTCCTGCTGGCCGGACTTAGATCATTTAACCTTTGCCGTCCTGTTAGAACAACTCTGTAGTGCCAACGGGGGGAGACCCCCCACGCTGGTTGGAATAGGGCAATCTGATCAGTTCTCAGAGGTCCGGGTCCTGACCGCTCGGGAGTGTCTGGAGCGCTGGGAACCCCGAGACGCGCTCCTCCTGAACGTCCGGCGTCTAGCCCTCCGGGGTTTGGAGGAGGAGACTTGGGCCGCGGCGGAGGGCCTGGAGGACCGGGGTTGGGCATCCGCCCCGAGCGCTAAGAGTCTGCAGGAGGAGCTTTCGGATGAAGTCGAAGATGGCGGTTCACTGCGGGGGGAGGATGGAGGCGGAGTTCAAGCCGGAGCGCGGGCGCTGGGTGACGACGCTCCCCTGCCCCGCGGGGTTGGAGCCGGGGTTGGAACCGATCCAGCTCTACGAGAGGTGCCTCCGGTGCCCGGTGAAGCGGAGGGTACGGTGGACGCGTACCGGGAGTTTTTGAGTCGTAACGTGGTCTACAACGCGGAGACCGGGGAGCGGATCTACGGGGTCCGATTCTCCCCGGAGTTCCACAAGATGAGCGACGGGACCCTGAAGTGGACCGGGGTCTCCGTGGTTCCCTTCGAAGAGGAGAGGTGACGTGAACGAGAAGGTAAGGAAGGTTCTGGAGACGGAGAAGAAGCGCCTGGAGTTGACGCTGGAGGAGCAGAAAAAATCCCTTGCGGA